AGCAAGAAGTGCTGCTAGATCACTACTTGCAGGACTTGTAGTTTGACGAACGAATTCAATATATTTGTTTGTATCAATAACTTGAGTCATATTAGAATTTAAATCCTTCAAATGATTTTTTAGGTTTCTTTTCCTCATAATCATACTCTTCTTCCTTTCCAGAGTCAAGTATGTCTTGTTGGGCGGATTGTTCGCAGTCATAAAGACGCATTTTTGCCCTATCAATTCCAACCACAAACCTCTTGTGAATGGTTGGGTCATTATAACGATTCTTAAGTTGTTTTACGAGAATCTGTCCCAGACCCTCCAACTCTTCAGTGCTAATAAGGGCAAACATAAGGTCAGCAGTAGCAGGAAGACCAAAGGACTCAGAAGTATCAGTAAGTTCAACATCAGAACTACCATAACCTGAGCGAGTGGTCTGAGTAGCGGAGACAATCGGGACATTAAACTCAACTGCGAGCCCCCTAAGTTCCTCAGCAATTGCCTTGACAAATGTATAAGAATTGATGTTGCTGTTTCCGCGATACCTAGAGGAAGCACAAATATTAAGGTAATCAATAAAAATAATATCAGGTCTAAATGACTTCTTAAGTGCAAGTTCATTAAGAAGTGACTTAAAGTGTCCTGCATGTGCGGAAGCAGTAGGATATTCCTTAATTATAAGTGTTCCTTGGGTCTTCTTTGCAAGATTATTGACCTTATTCTCAAACATTTGTTTGGGAAGATCAACAATATCTTGAATAGGAACATTCAAGAGGTTTGCATCAATTCTTTCAGCAATGCGCTCTTCTGCCATTTCCAACGTAATGTAGAGAACGTTCCTCCCTTGGAGCAAGACGGAGCTAGCAACATGGCACATGAATAGAGACTTGCCGACACCCGTACCAGCAAGAGCGATATTAAGAGTCTTATTAGGGAGACCGCCTTTGGTAATTTTGTTAAAGTATTCAAGATCAAATTCAATTTTATCCTCCTTTTTGTGATATGACTCATATCTTTGTTCGTAATCCTGTAAGTAATCGTGACCTATATGAGTATCAAAACTTACAGCAAGAGCATCAGAAAGAATAGAAGGAATACTATCTCTATTTTTCTTTTCATCTTTACCGTCAGCAATATGAATTGACTCCATAAGTGCAAGATAAATTGCACGATCACGACACCATTTTTCAGTACAATCAACCAACCAATTAAACTCAACTGGAACATCTTCAAGAGAAGAAATAAGATGAATGATATCTTTAAAAGAAGTATCATTAATATCCTGCCGCTTCTCTACCTCAATACAAAGGACTTCTTTGGTTGCTGGTTGATTATATTCCTGAACGAAAGAAAGTATTTCTTCAAATACAATCTTTTGATTTTGATCTTCAAAATATTCAGATTTGATAAATGGTATTACTTTTCGGACATATTCTTCATTATGTAACAGGTTTCTAAGAATTAGAAACTCAACTTTCTCCATAACTAAATTCCTTTCGTGCGATTTCGTCCAACTGTTGCATTACTTCTTCAGTGAAATATACTTCAGGTTCTTTCAGAATCTGTTTAGCATAAATCTTCTTACCATCAATCTCATAGCGTCCTGCTACATTCTTCCAAAGTCCTCCAATCTCTCCAAGTTCAAGAAGACCGTAGTAACGATCAAGACCACGCTCATCATAATAAAGACGAACCTCAACATCTTTATTCTCTTTACTCAAACGCGATTTAGCAGTCTTAGCCTTGATAATATTTCCGACCACTTCCGTTCCATCCTTTTCTTTTTTCTTTGAGAGATAAATGATTGTAGAGGCTGCGTATTTGAGTCCAGAACCTCCTCCCATTTCTTTCGTTGGTACATAAGCTCCGATGACATCGTATGTATGATTTGTGACAATGAGTGGAACATTTGCTTGACCTAGTTTAAGTGTTAGCATTCGGAAAGCACCTTTGATAAGTTGCGATTTAGTCATATCACGAACTTGCTTATCATTCAGTGCATCAGTAATCTCTTTCTCTGTAGAAAGCATACCCAGAGAGTCTAACACAAACATGCAAGGACTACGTTCCCCTTCGGGTTTCTTCATATAAAGATCAACTGCTTTAAGAGCCTTACTGCGGAATTCTTCTACGGTGACAACATTAACCACGACAAGGCGTGATGTGTCAATGCCGCGTGACTCCAGGAGAGACTTTGTAATGGCAGCCTCAGTATCAAAATAGAGACAATAACCATCGGGATTATTATCAAGAAAATTCTTAACCACGGCGAGACTGAAGAAAGTCTTTCCAGTAGAAGACTCTCCAGCAATAGCAGTAATTTTATTCCCAGATACACCACCAAAGATGCTACCCGAAACCAGTGCATTAAAAATATACGAACCCGTGTCAACATAGATCTCCGTCTCATCAATATCCGATGCTAACTTTGTATAGTCATCACCAATTTCTTTTACAATATCTTTAAGAAAATCCATTAGGCAAAAAATGAATCAAGGTTTACTGTCTTTTCCATATTCCACCCAATAATATCAAGAATAACTTTGAGTGGTTCTAGAAATGCTTTCTCAAATTGTAATTCATAATCTATGTATTTGTCAAGATTCAGTTCCTTGGGAAACTCCTGAATAAATGAGATTACATTCTCATGAATCGTATTTGGTTTCTTGAGGTAAACAAACTTGATCTTTTCTCCGTTCTGAATCAAAGAATATTTTCCAGTCAGGTTATTTTCTTTGACATAATAATTAAAGAGAAGTGCTCCACGAACATGAATCGGAGTTCCCTTTACATAAATTTGAGAGTGTGATGTATATTTCTGAACGTCAGACGCAGAACGTGGGAATGAGATTTCTTCAGGTGGTAATTTCTTAAATTTATTGCGGAAATCATCAATAAACTGAATCATATCATCTTCACTTCCACTCATCAGAATATTAAATGCTTCTTTCAGCATCTTACGACAAGGAGCAGGAGTAGAAGATTTGATTGCTTCAATACCCTTGATTTTCAGTTTGGGTGATTCATATCGAACACCTTCACTATCCCATACACTCAGAATGTATCGTTTCTTCGCAGTCCAAATACCACGTTCAGCAATACACTCACGCTTCATAATCATCTTCTGATCGTAAGCGTTTACATAATTCGCCAATTCTTGATAAGAACTTTCAATATATTTTTCAAGTTCCACTTGACACACCTTATCAAGGAACGAAACAATGTCTTGAGTAGTTTTCTCTCTTCCTTTGAATACAGTTTCAACCAAAGGACCCATATTGAGATAGATAGAATCAGTATCAGAAGCAATAACATAATCTTCACCATCTGTTTTAAGAATTTTGTTTATGTAGGAGTTCATCTTATTCATAATCCACTGAATTGAAACCTTACCGGAAAGAGTAATCGCTTCAGCGTTTGCTAGTTTATAGTAACGGAAATACTGATTGCCAATAGCACCATAAGCAGAGTTAAGCTGAATCTTCCTCGCCATTTGGATGTTATTACATCGCGCAATTTCCTTTTCCAACTCTTTTGTTTTAGTCTTCTCATACTGTTGTTCTGCAGCAAGCATCTTCTTCTTGAAGATCACACGTTCATTGTAGATCTTCTCCATCAGTTCAGGAAGAAAACCATTTACTCTACGATAAAGTGCTCCGTTTGCAGTAATAGTCAAATTGACTTTTCGCAAAGGTTCTAAATCCAATTCTTGATTAAGAAGTTTATCAACATTCACTTGATTAGAAAGTTCTCTTACTTTCTTAAGTGCTTCCAATTCCTCTTTAATTTCTTGAGGAGACATTTGACGAACATCTTTCCACATATTATTATTCATAGTATTTTAGTAATTTTTTTAATACCAAACTCTTTTAATCTTTGTTTAATCAATACTTCACTACAATTATAATGTTCGGCAATTTGCTTCCTTGTCTTATTCTCAATAATATACAATTTTCTCAAATCTTCACTTTCAATTTTATAAGTTCTATTTTGTCTCATAGTTTCTCTATACCTTTGACGGGTATTTTCACTCATAGGATATGATTTACCTTTTACTCTACCACCACTTTTTTTTGAAATATTATAAAGTGTTCCACCTTCACTTATCAATTTATACTTTTCAATAAGTTCTTCTTCTAAGACTAAACATTCTTTTTTTGTTCCCTCAAAAATCTTTTCAACAAATGGTTCTCTTCCCGACAAAAAAATAGATTTTATTTTACCATAGAAAGATGGATAATTTGCATCATATGGCATATAAGAACTTGGTTTTAAGTGAGCCCACATTCTATACCCCTGCCCCATACCAACATAAAAAACTTTATCATCATCTTTGTATTGATAAACATACATAGGATACTCTCTTTTCATTTATAAACTATCTATATCCTATTTATATTATAGCATACTTTCGAGTTCTGCAATCCTCTTATTTACATCATCCATACTCACAAGAGTTTCTGGGGATATTGAGTATTGCATAATAAGGTGGGGATAAAGGCTGTTCAAATCGAAACTTACAACATAATCATACATACCAGAAATAGGTTCTTTTACATAAGCACCTTCATACTTTTCATCTTTCTTAGTCTTGTTCTTTGGGGGGATTACAATGTTCTTCTTCTTGAGATATGTGTAGATGATATTATCCCACATACGAACCTGATAAAACACATCAGCATAATTCACCTTTGCGTCATATGCCATCGTCAGAGCAAGTTCAATCAGTTTCATCTTGTCTTCCAGACGGTCAACAAGTTCTACGTCAATGATGTTATATTCAATGAACTTCTGCCATCCTTTGGTGTAGAAATCTTTGAATGTATCAAACTCAGAGTGATCCAGTTTTTTCTGTCCCAGTTCCACTTCAGCAATATAATCTAGACGATAAGATTCCTGAACTTTATAAGTAAATTTCTTATAAAGATCCAAATAGTCAAGTTGAGTCAAACCACCTACATCAAATGTGGTGTGCTTGCGTCCATTGATGAATACTTCACCCTCAGTCACAAGTCCCCAGTTAGAGAACCGTTTCATCAGTTTCTCACCAAGAACACGATTCAGTCTCTTACAGATATAAGGAACGTCATACATCTGGATGTTCCATCCTGTAATCACATCAGGAACATCCACCATCCAATAATTGATGAAGTGATTGAGAAGTTCATACTCAGAGGGGCAATGATGATAAGTCACATCCTTGCGGGTGTTATTGAATGGTTTAACTCCCCAAGTAATAATCTTCTTTGTTGTATAATCCTGAATAGAGATAGAAAGGATTTCTTCAGATGCAGATTCTACATCAGGGAATCCTGCTTCTGATGCAACCTCAATATCTAGAGTTACAAGTTTGATTTTACTGATATCAAACTTAATTTCATCGTCCGGATATTTTTCCGAAATGTATTGGTAGATATAACGGTCATTTCCGTAGATCTCAAATCCATCTACACTTTCATACTTATTATAAAATTCACGACAGTCACGAACTGTTCCCGGATTTACTGGTTCAACTGCTTCGCCACTTAATGTTCGATATTTAGAATCTTTTTTAGTTTTCACATAAAGAGTTGGGAAGAACTCATCTCTTGTTTCAAATCTTTTTCCATTTTCTACCCCACGAACCAAAAACTGATTTCCAATCAATTGAACATTAGTATAAAATCTCATTCCTTAATCAAATCCTCATATTTTTCAAGAAGTGTTGGAGTTGGATCAGAGAGTGTGAGAATCTTGTCCGAACTCATCATAAATGTATCTTGTTTAGTATAACCCATTAGGAAAGGTTCTAATGTTTTATCTTTAGTGACTGTGAATGGTTTAACTAACTTACAGTCAGGTTCTCCAATATCAGCACTTACCTCTTCAATCTGGGTTATTAGAATTTGATTGTTCGTTAATAACAATACTTTGATTAGTTTCATCTTCTTTAATACCTAATACTTGAGTTTCATACATTTGTTTAAGACTTTCAACAGGATCTAAAACTGTAACAATAGAATTTGGAGAAAGTTCAATTGTAGTTAGTTGTTCTTTTGCCAATGATAACATAGAAGGCCAACGACGAAGTGAGATGCTTACTTTATTTTCATTATCCCCATCATCCTCTTGATCTAAAATTTTGTAAGTTCCATTAACAAATACATTGCAGGGATTCTCTAAAACATAACAGACTAATTTATCCTGAAAATAACCCTCCTTTATTTCAGAAACAATGTTTTCTCCAGATTGCAACAAAATAAGTTTAACAGACATTTTTTTCTTGTACCTCCAAATATTCTAGCAACAAAAAAAGGAGGAGTCAACCTGGATTGTGCCAGGTGCTCCTCTGCGCCGACGATATTCAATTCTATTTATTCTCCACCATCTCCCCCACTTCCATCTCCACCATCTCCATTACCACCAGCACTTGAGCGACTTCTTACAGGAACTGCTTTTCTTTTTGGAATTTTTTTTGATTTTCCTCCAGAATAAACAGTGTGAGGAATTGCATTTTTATATGCAATTTCTTTGAACTCTTCGAAAGATTTCATTTTTATTTTTATTTAGAGATAATCTTTACGAGTATGATGTTCTGGAACAATCTTACCAAGAACAATAGTTAACAATCCATCCTCGAAAGTGACATCCTTGATTGTTGTGTCATCGGATAATGTCCATGCTCTCTTAAAACTTCTTTGAGCCAATCCCTTATGGACGTAGCGGGTATCAGTTTCTCGGTCTTCCTTTTGTCCTTCAACAAAAAGTTTTCCATACTCTGTGTATACATAAACCTCCTCCTTCTTAAATCCGGCAAGTGCAAGTTCTAAGCGAGATTCTACATTGCTTACTTGAACAAGATTGTATGGCGGATAATTAGAGGTAGTTTCATGAAGATTGAATAGGCGATCAAAATATTCGTCCATTCCAATACTGTTGCGAGTAATCTTATCCAACAAAGTAGAAAGATCCGCAGTAGTATATCGTGAAAGGTTAGTCATTATGGTAGCTCCTTTTTAAAGCGAGTTTGTGTTTTGTGGACCCTCTCGGCATCCATAATATAATTATACAAGATAAGAAAAAAAGAGGTACGGAAAAAACCGAACCTCTTTTTAGGGTGTTCCGAACTTTTGTAGAGACCGCACGAAAGTCTCAAATATATTTATTCGGTTTCTACACCCTTTCCCTTTTTACCAATATTATATTTTTGTTCCAGAATCCAATCGCCTTTATCTTTATAAGAAAGAACTTTGATCTGATTCAATGGTGCAATATCAGATACAGAATCTTCCTTTACAACTGTAATCAGTCCCCAGTCAGAAAGAAGACGTGCGATACGGTTGCGACGCTGAACGTCATTTACTGTAAGGTTTGCGTGTTTACCGTCGAGAGCAAATAGTTCCTTAAAATGAACGATGTAGTATCTTCCCTGCTTATGCAGAATATGGCAAGATTGGTAGAGTTTTTTCTCTTTACGTGATGCGACTCCGATTCGGGTCAAAGTTTCACGAACTTTCAGAAAGTCATCAGGTTCATTAAGAATTACCTCTACCATTTGGTCTTGAGACCAATTAACAGTAGGTTCTACCGTAGTAGTCATTTTGTTCCTCCAATATCAAGTCGTTTTTTAATGAAAGTAAGTTGTTCTTTTGTCAGGATTTTCAGTGCTTGAGATGCTTTTTCATTACTATAACCATAGTATTGTTTTACACATTCTAAGTCCGTGATCTTATCCTTGCGGAGCCAGGGAGAAAATCTCTTCCGTTTCCTTAGACTATTTAGATAAAACGAATATTGCATACCTTTGTCAAGATGATGATTCATATTCATTTCATTAGCAAAAAGAACAGAATCAATATGACCCGCTAAGCATTTATTGATAATAAATGGAGGATATTCTTTGATATTTTCCGACAGATCTTCTTTTGTAAAATTAATTGAGTTCAACCAATCCTTCAATTCCATAATTAAAAAGTAGCAGTTCCTTTCTTTGTTTTTGCTCTCGCATATATTCACCAACAGAACGCATCGTATAAGTCAGGTCAAACTCAGCAGCATTCCATTTTTCACCTAAGAAGCGATCTTTAACAAGTTGATTCGTATTATAACTTACCAACATATCCATATTGTTGGAATTGCAATCAGCAGCAAACTTATCGTGATCAAATCCTTTATGCATTGATCCCTTATTCCCATAGAGATTATCCTTAATATCATAAGGAGGATCGAGATACATAAAAGCATCCTTGTTTCCATCCATCAGATAATCATAGGAGTAATTAGTTATACGCCAATGTTCTATAAGTTTAGAGTACTCGGGGAGTTTTTCAATTCCACGAACAGAAAAATTAGAGTTACTTGCTTGTGCCGAAAAAGAAGAACTTTCAGTAAGACCACTAAAAGAACACTTATTTACAATATAAAATCTCACAGCACGTTCGAAATCACCAGTGTTTGGATCATTTAAGATCTGCTTTGAGATATCAAAAAGACCCCTAGCAGATTCTGGGTTGGGGCAAACACTTTTGAAGTGAAGTAGATGTTCTTTCAGTTCTTCCCCAAACATCTGGAGTTGTTGCCAGAAGATTACAAGAGGAGGATAAAGATCATTGACCCAAATCTTTAGATCTGGATATTTTTTTGTAATATGAATTGCAACAGATCCTCCACCAAGAAATGGTTCACGGAACTCATCATAGTTACGAAGATCTGGAAAGTAAGGATCCATCTTTACACAAGCACGGGACTTACCGCCGGGATACCTTAGGGGTGTCTTAAGAGATTTCATTTGAATTCACACTCACACATAATTTCAGTTAGTGCCGCTAGGAGGTTAATTTCCTGATCAGCCACGAACGCACATTGGTATTGATACTTAGCAATAACAAGAACGGCAGCAGGGATAGATTGGGGTGAAAGGCAATCATAAGAGGCGTCATAAATCCTGCGAAGTAGATGAGAAGCATCGTTATCCAAGTTAGAGACCACCCACTTACGGACTTCTGGGAAGTTCTTCTCCTTGAGGTTCTTGACGAGTTCATTTACAGAGATGTCTGAGAAAGATGCAAGAATGCCCGAGTCGATTTTTCCTCCCGTAGCGTACCTCTGACACTCGTTAAGGACCCTACGAAAGTCTGGGAAGTGCTTTGATACAAGTTCAGCAAGGACTTTTTGATCGTACTCAATCTTTTCCTGATCCAGGATCGTTTGGAGACGTTGGAAGAAACTTCCTGCAAGTTGAACCCGTTGCTTCCCTTTGATGGTGAAGTCAATGACGGCACATCGGGAATGAAGAGGTTCAATGATCTTGTTCTTGTAATTGCAAGTGAAGATGAATCGGCAGTTGCTATAAAATGCCTCAATATTTGCCCGTAGTAGGAGTTGTACATCTGAGGTTGTGTTGTCACTCTCATCCACAATGATGACTTTGTGCCTACCATTTCCTTGAAGAGATACGGTCGAAGCAAAGTTCTTTGCTTGGTTCCTGACAGTATCCAAGAAACGCCCTTCGTCGGATCCGTTGATGACATAGTAATCTGCTCCTAATTGTTCGCATAGTGCCTTGGCAATAGTTGTTTTCCCAATGCCCGGAGGACCAGACAATAGTAGATTGGGAATTTCACCTTTATTAATAAAGTCCAAAAAAGTTTTTTTAGTATCCTCTGGAAGAATACAATCCTCTACTTTTTTTGGTCTCCACTTTTCCACCCACAAAAAATTGTCACTCATCAATAAACTCCATTTAATACATTCCAAATACTTTTTTGACTTTTTCCCATAATATCAGCAACTTGTCTTTGGGACAATCCCTGACTGGAAAGATTCATAATTTCTCCTTTCACGTCAGGTTCCATTTGAACTACTGCTTTTCTTGGATTTGATTTTCCAATTTGAGACCTTCTTGTGTTTTCTGAACGAGGCAACCATCTCAAGTTTTCAACTTTGTTGTTGGTTTTATTTTCATCAATATGGTCTATACACCAATCTATACCTTTTGGTCTTGGTTCCCCCCAACATTCTACCACAAGTTGATGAAGTCGTTTTTCACGAACTACAACATAACCATCTCTTTTATCAACTCTTCCAATAGGTTTTACATTTAGAATTTTACCACAAGCACTTACATAAATGTCTGGATAAGTTTTTGATTGTTTGTAGGTAATTCCGTTGAGTTCCATTAGAAGAGTAATAACTATTATTATTTATAACCAAACGACATTTGATGTAGTTTGGAATAATCACTCATCCACCAGTTTCTCCAATTTTAACTTATTTTGCAGAAGTTGAATGTTTGCTTCCAATTTTTCAATGTTCTTTTGAACCTCAGGATTACTTTGATTGAGTTCTTTGAGTGTAGATGCAAACTCAAGTTGAGATTTCAGTTGCCCTTGCAAAAATTTGATTTGTGCTTGTGTAAGTTCAGTCATTTTCACTCCAATACTCTTCATAATCAATAAAATCTCTGGGTTCAGTATAAGGGTCTTCACAACCAGTATAGGCATACATTTTGTTATTCATCTTATACCAATCGTGGTTGAGACAATACCAAAAATCCATAATATACCAATCATAAAAACCCAAACTTTCTTTATCTTTAAGTGCCCAAATTAGGGTTCTATCTGGAAGGGTCATCCAGATTTTCCATTTATCAAAGATTATTCGTGTGAGTTTCATAATCAAATCCAATCAGGTTTTCGTTCTGGCATACGAAGATAATTAGATGCAACCCAAGGTTTGCTGCTAATGTACATCTTGTAAGCAGTAAAAGTATCAATAGTTGTGTCCAGTTTAAATTCATCTGGCATCGCACGGGCAAATGGAGTTACTTCAGTAATCTTACCTTTGGGGAAAAGATAGTAAGCATCTACAAGTGTCTTGTAGCACGAATGAACTTTATTATAACGCAAAGTGTACTCGTCACACAAGTTCAACCCGTGCTTAATCAACCAATAGGCATTGTGAATACTTTCTAAGGCCCATTTGGTGCAGGGATGATTGCGAAAAGCACCCTTTTCAGTTTTGTAAGGTGTCTCATCAGATTTATAAAGATAACCATACCCATGACCCCACTTTTCAGATGCTACAATAGACAGCATTTGACAGCACTCTAGTGGCATCTTGACAACGTGCTTATCGGGAAGGCAGATAGCACTTTCAGCAGGCCAAGGGGAAGTTACAAAGATGTTCATCCGAAAGTAGAATCAGGTTCCAGAGCAATATAATAGCACAGGTCGTGGTTCTTGGATTGAAACCGTGACAAAAGTTTTTGTGACACAACCACCTCATAGGTCCCAGGAAGAATCTTGATGTTCTCTACTTTGAAGTTGAATGTAAAGACGCTATCAGTCTCACCAACAACGATAGAGAAATCGTTGGAAGTGTCGTTCTTCTTGTCACGAACAACCAGTTTTACAACACCTGCTTCACCAACAGCAGAAATATCAGGAAGTTGATAAACCGCTGCTGCTTTCAGAAGTTTATCCATTTGCTCCGTAGAGAGTTCAAAACAAACATCTTCACTAGGAAGATTGATTTCTTTGTCTGGAGGAGTAACGATTACACTAGGGTCGGCAAAGAAATACTTAGACCGCATTTTACCTTCACGAATGACGACATAACCATCATTTCCAAAGTCCAGTTCAGGTGCTTTGTGAAGACCAAGACCATTCAGAAACTGGTTAAGGTCATAGATACCAAAGTCACGAGGGAACTCTTCAGTAATTGTTGCTTCCGCAAGAATGTTCTTCATCACACTGATTGTGCGAAGTTTGTTTCCTTCCTTAAAGAGAATAGATTGATTGATACCAGAGAAGTTTTTCAGGACCGAAAGAGTTTTATCAGAAAGTTTCATAATAATCAGCGAAATTCAGAGAGACCATTATCTTGACGAGAGTAGTGACCGTCAAAGTGAAGAAGGAGCATAGCATAGTGAATGACTTTCAGCAAATCACGCTTATTGCGTCCATCCTTATCACCATAACGAGAACCATATTTTAAAATATTTGCCTGACAGAAACCAGGAGCAAGATCTTTTGCTGCCATCAGGTCAATAGTTTGAATGTCCCGATATTCTTGATTGTGACCGCAATAATGACTTCCATAAGTACTAGTCACATACTCCTGAATGTCTTTCAGGATTTTATCTTCGTTATATTTCCAAAGATGATTTGTTGTTTCACTCATAGTAATAGTAAAAGTTGTTTCAGTCATAAAAAGAGGAGGCACTTTTTACCTCCTCATATTCTATCAGTTTGCTTGCTGTTCGTCAACGTTCAGTTCAGTTTGAACTGGCATCTCGAAATCAGCATCCACCTTATCATAGAGTTCAAGGAATGCTTGCTTAGTCTCATCGTCAAAACGATTGACGCACACTTGGATTGCTTTTCCTTTATCTTGGAAGATGCTGTAAGCACGGATGATATGAACCAGACGACGGGTGCTAATGATTTCCTCAATACCACCATCATAGAAGGTCTTGCGGATAATATCACCCCAATCGACCAGACGCTTGCAGAAGTCACGGTCTTCCACACCCAGATCCAGAGCGATACCCTCAAGGATCTTCTGCTCCACGGAGGGAGCGGGATAGGACTGCTCGAAGGTCACGGGGAAACGCTCTAGGAATGCCTCATTGAGGACATTAGTGCCGATGAAACGACCATCATCAGAACCCTTACCCTTAGTGTTTGCGGTGGCGATGACGTTGAAACCAGGAGCGGGTTTCACGAACTTACCAATCTTTTTCAGGAAGACACCTTTACCTTCCAGAACGGATTGCAGGCACAGGATTTTGTTAGAAGCAAGGTCAATCTCATCTAGCAGAAGAATTGCACCACGCTCAAGTGCCTCAATCACAGGACCATTATGCCAGGCAGTTTCACCATTCACAAGACGGAAACCACCAATCAGATCGTCCTCATCAGTCTCAATAGTGATGTTAACGCGGATCAGTTCACGCTTGAGTTGAGCGCAAGCTTGTTCCACAGAGAACGTTTTACCATTACCCGAAAGACCCGTAATGAACGTAGGATAGAAAAGACGGGACTGAATAATTTTTTTAACGTCGTTAAAATTACCAAACTTGACGAAGGTATCATCTTTATCAGGAATAAGGTTTTGATGAACTTCAGGAAGAACAGCAACGCTATTAAAAGTACGCTCAATCTCTTCCACTTTCTTTTGAGTTACTTCCAGATTCCACTTACCGCGACCAATCTTAAAGTTTTCCAGTCGCTTGGTAACGGTGGGATAGGAAAGGTTTTTAGAAGCACAATAACCGCGAACATCAGCAGCGGTAAACTCTGCACCAAACGTGTTCTTGAGGTCACTGATGATCTGGTCGTCGGTCATTTGAATGCGGGACATAATGTGTGTTTTGTTTCAACTCAATCATTATAGGGCAAAAAAAGGTCCGCTGGGACCCCTGGTGGTCAGTTCACCAACTGGTTCCGAAGTGTCTCCAGATACTCCTTGCTGCCGATGTGACCTTTATAACCAGGATAGTATTTTTCAACAAGTGCAGGAATACCAATAGCAGTAGTTACGCTGCTACAAGCAACCCACACTTCTTTTGTGTCGTATTTAATAACGTGTTCGTAGGGAAATTTTGTTTTCATCGTTTATCGTCTCATTTGTTTTTCATAATTTCTGTGTGCTCTCTGGCGATGTGCTTCTGCCTCTGCAGGACTTTTACCAGATTTAGTTGCTGCAGCATGAGCTTCGTCCCCTGCCGCTTTCTTTTTAGCAGCGTGGTCGGCAAAATGCTGTGCGATTTTATTTTGTCTTTGAGTGTTAGTAATAACTTCGGCAGAACTTACTCTTTGCTTCACATTTCTTACTTTAGTGCGACCACTAGAAACATTTTCATCAAGTTGATATAACTCGCACATAAACTCTTGAAAGGTTTTCATATCTACAGATACTTTTTAGGTATTTATGCGACGAGTGAAATGAACTCACCAAGAACTTTTTTATTTAGTTTTTTAGTTTTCAGAGACTTCACAAAAGCAGATTTGATTTGTGCTTTAGAAGCACATTCAGCAACCTCAAAGTCAGCATCCTGAGAAAGTGCTGCTGCAGACATTCCAAAGTATGCATCATAACCAGAGTTGGTGATAATAAAACTCCTATTCTTCTTCCAGTCACTCTGGATTACATCATACTTCTTATCCTTCCAAGAATGATAAAGTTGAATGAAGCGATTTGCATCACGACTTTCAAGGACACGAATACCAATCAGATTAACAGAAGGAAACTTGTCCTTCAGGTTCTTCAAAAGAGTATCAGTATATCCGTGATAATCGTATCCAAACTTGTAGTTCATACCAGTCTTCCTATCACGCAGGAAAGAGTTATCAGGATTGATATGACGGGTTCCAAGGTAGGGCTCACTTTCCCAACCACGCTTCACTTCAACGTGACGGGGAAGCGGAGGTGCTTCACCATCAGTCAAAACAATACACTGAACCTTCTGAAGTTTGTTTTGAGATTGAAACTGAGGAATAATCTGATTAAGGCAAATCAGAGCCTCATTCAGAGGAGTTCCAGAAAGACACAAACGATTGGGATACGTATAAGGAGAGTGATAGGTGTTGTTAAAATACGCAGCAAGACGCCAAATGTTCTTCATTTGATTTTCCAGTTGCTTACCAGAAACTTTACTAGTAAGAAGGTTCATCAGAGAGAAACTTTCATCAATCGCAATCACACTTTCTTTCTTCTCATAATGAGAAGTTCTATCGGAAGAAATATACTTACCAGTTTCATAGTCATATTCATAACGACGCCATTCATTTGTGAAAGCATAAACCTCAAAAGGAATGGAAACCTTCTTACAGAACCAAATCAGGTTAAAGAGTTGCTTACAGGTATCCAGAAGGACATTCTGCATAGAACCACTCCAATCCAGAATGAAGATAAGTCCGTGATTCTTACCATCAGGAAGAACAGTCACTTTCTTGAAAAGGTCTTCGCTAAACTTATAAGAATGAAGACGAGCAGTATCTAGAACACCTGTGCGAGCAGTAGAAGCACGGGAATAACTATCTGCTGCTTTACGGCACTCAAACTCCTTCACAAGATAGTTAACTTCTTTCTGAGCGGAGTTCTTGAACTTCTGAAACTCAAGGTCTACATTCTTATAAAGACTCCAAAGAGGTGCGTTATTTGCTTCATTCAAAGCATCCATATTCCTCTGCTGATGATTAAAGCAGTCATCAAGTTCTTTATGAACCTCAGAGTTCTTCGCAATAATCGTCTCAAGATTGACTTGAGGCAGTTCTACATACACATTATCTTCACCGTGCTGATTTACCAGACTGCGAAGTTTATCATCCAGAGATTCTGCAGTACGAACTTCAGGTTCTTCCTGAGTGTTAGAAGGTGAAGTAGTATTTTGTTGACTTTGAGCGGGTCCTTCATTATCGCTATTCTCCTCAGATTGAGTAGATTCTGATTCGTTAGATTGACCCTCTTGCTCGTCCTGAGGTTGCTCCATTTCAGCATCTTCACCATTAGGAGAAGTAGAAGCACTTTGAGTTTCGTGATTATCAAAGTCAGCAACTTTCTGCTGTTGTTGCTGTTCTTTCTTACAGTACTTATAAAGTTCCTCAGAAGCAATCAGAACATCTGCAAACGTTTCCGTTGCACCAATCAGGTCAACAATCTCCTTTTCTTCTGGAGTGAAATCCAGAGAAAGGAAGTTACCGACTTTATAGTAAAGATTTACTTTATCAGCAAGATTAAAGGTAGAGACATCTTCACCCTCAAGTTGAAAGAAATCCTCCTCATTCAGTTCCTTATATCCACCAAAGAAAGTCTTAGCAAGACCAGCATACTTACGCTTCATCAGTTTCTCAACGCGAACGTCCTCTACGACATTCACAAACTGAGCGGGAACCTTTGCAGTCTCGGTCCAGTCCTCATCAGGCGTGAAGAGTGCGTGACCCACTTCGTGACCCACCAGAAGGTCGTAGACGGTCCCGCTAGCCTTCTCCCAGAGAGGCAGCGTCAGAACCCGCGTATGGACGTTAAAGCAGGCAGTCTCAACCTTTTTATGCTCCACCACAAGGTCTTCAGTCGCAAGAAGTTTCGCAAGTTGGGATTTGATTTCGTGGCGAACAGGCATCGGTTTTGTTTCGTATGGACCTATCATAAAACGAAAGGTCGCCTTTTGGGCGACCCATATGACGCTTTTTGAACTGGGCTAGTCGTGCTTTTGCTTGCCTCAGTGCTTGCGGTTTAAGTTTTCGTTTTTGTTCTTTTTTAGAATGGTGCTTCCAGTTTGGGACTTGCATTGTTCTTGAGTGGTTCAGACCACCATACGCGAGAAACCTTTGACTTTCTCAAACTTTATGACGCTTTCAAATTTGTCCTCTAAACCAGTCTTATGAGAAATGACGAATATATTAGCATCCTTAATCACATAACGAATGATTTTGAGAAACTCTTCTGTACCAAATCCATCAAGTGAACTATCAAACACCTCGTCCATAATCAAGAGATTTGTATTTACTGAGTTTTTAAACCTTGCAACTTCTCTCCAAGTGAAAAGGAGTGCAAGGTCAATCCTCATTTTCTCACCCTCACTAAAAGATGCATAAGAGAAATCTTCGTGAATAGGTGATTGGACGGTTTCGTTAAACTCCTCATCAAGAGTAAAGTTAATGTAGAAATCCATCATCTGAAGATAACGGTTTACTTGCTGATTTATCAGCGGTAGATACTTCTTGATGATTTTAGTTTTTACTCCTCCGTCCTTAAGCAAACTATAAGTGAAATCGTAGTAGTTAACTGAGTCCTTTTTAGAGGCTAGTTCTTCGTATGTGGTTTGGAGATTGTTTCTGAAATTTTCTAACTTCTCATGTTCAGTATTTCGGTTTTCAAGTTGAGTGGTAATAGTTTGAACTTCCGATTCAAGATCTCGGATTTGTCGTTGACATCCATTGATCTTAATATTATTTTGAGAAATTTCATTTGTGAGTTTTGTAATCTCCTTAGAGAGAGCAAGGAATTGACGCTCTCGCTCTTCTTCTTCTTTAATTGCCTCCTCCAGTTCTTTATAACCAGATTGCAACTCTTTTGCTTTATTTTGAGCGTCTGTAATTCTATTTATTCTAAAGGTCTCGTCAATCTCTTGAGTACAAGTAGGACAAACCGTATTTTCAGTGAAAAACTTATGCTCTTTAGTAATCGTAGATACTTTCTGAGAGATCTTTCCTTTGAGATTTCCTAACTTACGAAGTTTATCGGAAGCACCAGTCACATACTCCTGCTCTTTAGTAAACTCAAATACCTTTTCTTCGGTAACTGAATTTTCCGTCATATGAAGTTCAATTTCAGACATTAGATCAGAAATTTTCCGATTATTGTTATTGATATTATCTTTTCCGCGATTTTCAAGTTCTTCAATAAACTCTTTTTGCATCTTAACTTTATCATTAAGAGATTCTTTCTTCAGTTCAAGAGTTTTGATTTCTTCCTTAACTGCACGAATCTTTTCTTTAATTACATTATTCATTGAAGAAAAGATCTTGATATCAAGCAAATCTTCAATCACCTCACGACGATGAGCTGCAGGAAGTTGCATAAAAGGAACAAAAGTACTGGAACCCAGAATCACAATCTGAGTAAAAGACTTATAGTTCATTTTAAGAACATTTTGCTCCAACCATTTCTGCTGATCCAAAGCAGCAGAAGATTGATCTAAGAGAGAATCATCACGATAAATCTCAAAGATATTAGGTTTAATACCCCGCACTACCTTCCAAGAAATATTTCCAATATCAAACTCAACTTCAACTCTACAATCTCTATCATTTGTAGAGTTGATAAGTTGCGGTTTATTAATTTTACGGAATGGTTTCCCAAACAAAGAAAAAGTCAATGTATCAAGAATTGTACTCTTTCCAGCACCATTTGATCCAATAATAAGATTCGTTGAATTTTTTGTAAAGTCAACTTCCGTAAATTGGTTTCCTGTAGAAAGAAAATTTTTCCAACGAATAGTTTTAAATAAAATCATGAGTCACATTACTTGGAGGAATAACAATGTCATCTGGAGTAATTAATGTATATTGATATCCATGAAGTTCACAAGTTTTTATCATAACTTCATCTTCAATTTCAATTACGTGCATTTCTGGATATCCATCTTCTTCTAACATCATAGCATATCGTGTTGCATCATCTTCTTCTTGAAAAAGATAAAGGATATGTTCTCCCTCATCATCCATTACAGAATATGCACCTTCAGTTTCTCTGCCGTTAATTGTTAGAATAAACATTAAACTAATTCACATGCTTCTTGATAAACTTCTTGAAGTATTTTTTGAACTACAGATTTATCAAGATTGACTTCTGCCTCCTCAATATATCTATTCAGAATTGAAAGTGTATCTTCTGATTCAAATGCTTCAAAATCTGCAGATTCTTGAATCTCAAAATTTTCAACAATCTTAAGTTCAGCAATATTAGAGGAATAAAGTTTATCAATGAACTTCTCAAACTTTTTAGTATCTGTCTTTTTTCGGACAACAACTTTTACGATTTTATTTTCATAATCTCGCGTATCAAAAGTTTGATAATTAGTATCCTCATAGTAAATGTTGTGGAACATTCTATAAGGATTATTGATTGGTTCGTGCTCTAGAGTTTCAGTATCAAAGATAGTAAACCCGCGAGTATCACCTACATCCGTCCAATAAATCTCATAAGGATTTCCTAAGTAGAAGACGGTTCCATTAGTCGATCTAGTGTGATAGTGACCTGAGTAGACACGCTTAAACTTCTCAAATAACTTGCTATCCAAACCATGTTCCATAACGATTTGTCGATTGACTCTAAATCCATGAAGTTCAAGGTGTCCCATCGCGCAAGGGCAAGTTGTCTTTTGAATGAGTTTGAGAGTCTTTTCTTCATTTTCCTGATTAATCCAGGGTATAAAAAGTACTTTGAGTTTATCCAAAAAAATCTCAGTTGGTTCCGAATAAACTGTTACATTATCGTACTCACGAAGAAGTAAATCCACAGCATTTACTTCGTTTGTATTCTTATAATAAGCAGTATGATTTCCTACAATAGTGTGAATTTTTACTCCCATTTCTTGGAGTCTATCATAGTAATGATTTTTAGCCCATGAAAGTGCTGAAAAATCAATACCTTTACGACTATCAAATGTATCGCCCATATCAATGACTGTGGTAATCCCGTACTGTTCCAGCGTCGGGAAAAATACATCATTGTAGAACTTCAGAAAATAATCGTGAAAAAGTTTTGAGTTTTTTCTTGCACCGAAATGCTGATCCGTGATAATAGCGACTTTCATTCAATAACGAAGTTTAGAATGCACTGCATCTTTAATGCTATTATAGTCGCTGTAGTTGGATCCGTCAATACTGTTGTCATCAAAAACCTCAGAATATCCTGAACGCTCAAGAATTTTGTTTTTGATTTCTAACTGACGCTTCTCTCTTTGAATACGACGAAGGAAAGCGTAGTGAATGATTTGGGTGAAGTAAGCAAACGGGTTTTGTGACTTCTCAGGATTGAAGTTGTGAATATACTGAACGCAATTTTCAATCCCATCGGAAATCATGTCTTCCTTAAACATGTAATTTACAAAGTTGGGCTTAAAGGAGAGATGATTTGCGATCTTCAAGAAGCACTCACCAATGTAGCGGGGAATAGGGGGTTTTGGTTTGTCCTGAAGTTGTGCGATTTCAATATCCTCACGATACTTAATTAGAGCAGCAAGAAACTCTTTGTTGTTTACATAATGCTCTGACCTCTTTCTTTTGGTCATGACTGCTGTGGTTATCATAAGTTTTTATCATTAATATGTAGGTATTATAACACTCATAGAAATGCTTGACAAGACTCTTAAACCTCAGTACAATAACCTTTGTCGGGGTTGAAAGGATGGGCTTAGCTATTTTTATAGAGTTTCTCTAAGATTTCCTTAGCGTCATTGACATTAGCAATGTATCCCATTCTGCGAGTAATTTGGGAATGATTGCTTCCTTCTTTAGAGGATTGACGTATATAGTTTTGATACATCATTATCATTTCAATGTCTGAAGATTCAGACATAGTTAAAATATCATTTAAATTTAAAATAAACATATCTTCAGTGGTTGTTTTTAACCAAGGTTCTATTTTATATCCAACTATTCCATTTCTTCCTTTAAGTTCGCATACAGTGATTGGATTAGAAACAATTAAAATTGTTCTATCTTCTTCTTCAGAAGCTGCTACTTTAGCAAAGATTTCTTCACCAGTCTTTAGTTTGAGTGTTGCATAAAAGTCTTCTTCAATTCCCATTTTTCTTAAGTTGTATAGTGATTATTTCATAGTTAAAGTTTTCTTCATTATAGATTTTAATTCTTTCTATGAGGTGATTAAGGGTATAGTTTTTCCTTGAGTTGTAAGTGCAATCATCAGCAATATCATAAAGAACTGCTTTTGTTTTGTTTTTTCCCTTTCTTAAAACTCTTCCGATTGACTGAAGATTGCGAATCCTTGATTTGCTTGGGGAAGCAAAAATTACATTGTGTAGATTTTTAATATTAATACCTGTAGAGAAAGTTCCATAAGAAGCTACAATGACTGCATTGTTTTCTCTTTCAGTAATTTCTCTGACTAATTCTCTTTCTTCAGTATCAACTCCACCATGAATGAAAAATACTTTACGATCATCTCGCTTATTGTTATTTATCTTTTCATAGAGTATTGATCCGTGTGCTTCTACTCTAGAAAACAGGACAAGAGTATTTCCTTTTAAATCAAGAGTAAGGTTGGTAATAAATTTATTTCTTTGATCGTGGGAAATGAGATATTGAATTTCATCCTCATACTTTTCAAATTTTTGTGGAGGATGCTTCAGAACAATACATTGAATATCTAATTGAGAGAGATGTCCTTGACGCATTAGTTCATCAGTCTTTGTGACTTTGTATGATGGACCAAACAATCCTTCTAGAACCCATTTATGAGTTTGAGTTCCGTCAAGAGTTCCTGTAAATCCAAACCGATACTTTGCATGATGAAGTTTCGTCATGATTTCAACAAGTGACTTGCTCTTGAATAGATGAGCTTCATCTCCTATAATTACATTATAATCTTCAAAGAATGAACGTTCTAATTTGTATACTGATTGCCAAGTGGTAATTGTAACGGGATACTCATTCGTCTTTTCTCTACCTGAATAAATTCTGTGACAGTATGACTCAGCATCCCAACCATAATCCTGAAAATCCTTATACATCTGCTCTACAAGAGATGTCGTTGGAACAACTAAAAGAATTTTTTGCCCTTTATCTACATAATATCTCACGATTGAATAAATCATCAGAGATTTGCCTGAGGCAGTTGGTGATATCAGCAGTTTTCGGTTGTGTCTTAGAGCATCATATACTCCCTCAATTTGGTATTGTCTGGGAGAATGAGAACATATGGAGCTCATATAATCCTTGACACCTTCATATGAGATGGTTTCATTGATCTCATATGGTTGCCCGTAGAATTTATTTTCTCTAAATTCGTAAGTATAATTATGCAGAGAAAGTTTATCGATGACTTTATCAAGTAGTCCGACGTAAATCTCTCCAGTATGAGTGCTTAAGAGTCTGATCTTTCCATCCCAGTGTCTGCTTCTATACTGAGACATGAATTTTGCAGACTCAACCTCAAAGGTAAAATATGGTTGAAGTTCGTATAGAATGTGTGGTTCACATTGAAGTTTTACGAAGACTTCATTTTTCTTTTCAATAATTACGTCACTCATAACATTCATCATGCTATGAGTATTTATTTACCCCAATCCAGAGTTAAATCGCATAAATTCAATAGAATTTTTGATTTGATAAGTTCTGTTTTGAATCATTTTGAGAATACTCTCAATATAAACAAGCATTGTATCATAATAATCAATTTTCAAACATACCGTAGAAAGTTTTTCATCCGCATCAAGATATTTTTGCATTGTATCTTTATCCCTAATTTTCTTTGGAAATGGATTTTCTACATATACATCTGGATCTGCTTTTCCCGAATAATATTCGTATCTTTCATGTCTTATATTTCTTTTTTGCTGCTCCGCCTTTTTTCTCAAAAGAAATATTGTATTATATAAATCAAAATATTTTGCGTGGAGAATTGGAATATTTAAAGATTCCGTATGTAAATTGTCAATGTCAATGTTGGAATCTTTCTCCCACATCTCCTGAATTTTATCAAGACTAATATCCATATAATGGGTTTCCGCTCAAATCTACTATATCATAGATAGTATACTTGAAACTAACCTCTGCAGTAAAGTACTGAATATCTGTATCTGTTGCATCAAAAGTTAGAGTTGATAAAGTATATGGAAATAAATCCTTAAAAATTATTTTAAAATTTGGAACTTGACTACTTGTAAGAACCTGTAAAGTTCCATCAGAGTAAATATTTTGTCTATCTTTTACATAATTACCTCTCGCCATTCCTTGTCTTTCTAGTTCACCAAATTGCTCCAACCTTTCTGGGAATCCAAGACCACGTATCCAATTTTGAATTGCCATATAATTCTCAAGATTTTCATCAACAAGAAAACGTAAATTTAAATCTCCAAACTCAATAATGTCTCCTGGAGTTGGGAGCATTTTTGTGTATGAGGGTTGAGTAGCAACTCCAAGATTTAAATCTGGTATATTTGCCTGATTACAAAAAAAAGCAACCTTAGGTTCTCTTACCAAAGAGAATTTAAACCCTGTTGGAGATAGATAATTTCTATTCTCAATCTGTCCTCTAGTCATCTTTTTTTAAGTATTTAGATAAAAAAAGAGACCCTTTCGGGTCTCTGAGTAATTTATGTGAAATGACTCACATGAGGTTCTTAACAGCAACTCTTCTGTAGTAGCGGTTGCTGTTGGTTGTGAGACGACCAAGACCCTGAGTGGTTCCTTCTGCGAATGGGTTAGCAACGAGACCATAACGGGTCTTGAAGCCAATCTTGGGCTGGAAGGAGTTCTCGCCAACGGCACGAACCATTTGGAGAGGAACATAAGGACAATAGAAGAGTCCAGCGTCATAAGGTGAAGAACCCTTATAACCAACAACGTAGTACTGGTTGCCACCTGTTGGAGCACCATTAGCTGCGGTGAGGTTTGCTGAATAAGGATCGATATATACGCGATACTTACCCATCAGAGTACCAGCAAAGGTGTTGCCAGTGTCGTCTACCTGGAGATTAGCGTTGAGTGCAGGGGTGTAGTCGAGAACACCAGCCATGGTCAGTGCTGAAGCAACGTCAGCAGAGCACATGATGATGTTGCCCTTTCCTCTACGAGTTCTTTGAGCGATAGCGTTAGCATCTCTCTCAATTTGGAACAGAAGACCCTTGAACTTTTCAACCGACCAACGACCATTGGAGTCAACGTCGAGGTCAAATACACCAGCGGTAGCAACGTTCTGGGAAGCACCCTTTTCAGCAACCATGTAAATGGTACGAATAACTTCGCGGTTGATCTCAGCAAGAATCTCAGTTGAGAGAATGTTTGCTAATTCCGCTTCAGCATTCAGACCGTGGATTGCTTTAAGGTCTTGAGCGAGCTCAAGTGAGTACTCGGCTTTCAGAGCGCGTGACTTTGCAGTAACCGTGACTTTCTCAATTGAGAATGCCATCTGGTTGAAAGCATTGCTTCCGGTACCATCAAGGTTCTCTGAATCGCCTGTTGGCATTCCGCTACCGACGTTATAGTCACCAGCAGCAACTGAAGCAGCGTTGAGGACAGATGGGTTATCGCCTCTCTGAGTGGTAGTACCAATACCAGTTGAGGTTTGTGCGAAACCAGCAGTAACGTCAAACCCAGCATCCTGACCTGAGAATGAAGAATCTACTTCATTGTAGAAGGTCTCGGTGCCACTTTGATTGGTGTAGCGTGAGCGCATTGCGAAGATGAGTCCAGTAGGACCACTCATTGGTTGAACGCCAGCCAGGTCATAAGCGACCAGGTTAGGCATTGAACGGCGAATGAGTGAAATTAGAACTGGATCAAAACCTGCGGTAGGACCACCTGCAGCAGCACTACCACCAAATGCACCTGATGCACCAGCAGCGTTACCACTATTGGTTGGAGCTTCCATGAGCATATTCATGGAACCGTGCTCAAATGCACTTTGCTCTCTGAGGAATTTTTCTTGGTTTTCGAGCAGGACAGCGGTTACAGCTCTACGATGAGAATCTTTGATTGGATCAAGACCCTGATAGTCTAAGAGAGGTGCCCACTTTTCCTGCAGATGTTCTGAATGAAACATTTGCGTTTACCTTTGTTTACTAAGTGTTTGTTTTTTGGGTTTGAATTATATTAAATTCAATTATTTACTAAATGCTGAGAGACTCTTGAGATAAGCAGCCATTGATGGTGAGTGTGACTCATAATCAGAGCTTACTCCTTCTGAAAGAGTATCTGCTTTAGTTTTTGGAGAAACAACTCTTGAAGGGAAATATGATTCCTTCAAAGTCTCCAGTTTTTCACGATATTCTTCTTCACTTTCAAACTCAACACTTTCGGCAAGTGAAGCGAGCTTGTCTTTCTGAGTGTCTGCAAGACCTTCAGTGACTTGTTCAAAGATTCCATCCGCAACCGCCTCTGCGAGACGCTTGTTTAGGGAAACATTCTTTTCGATTTGCTCGTTGAGTTTTGTCTCCATTTCATCAAGTTTTTCTACCATGCTCTCAAGCACATCATATTTATCTTCAGGGATTGATACATAATGTTCTTCAAAAAGACCCTTCATTCCTTGGAGGAATGATTCGGTCATTTCGGTCTTAAGACCTTGTTCGATAACGAGTGAATTTTCTTGCATCCACTCATCAGCAACATACTCAAGATAAGCGTCTACACGCTCAGAAAGTTGAGACTTAATTTCTGCAACTTCTTCAGCAAGAGCATTTGCATATTGCTCTTCGATTGCTTCTTGAATTTGAGAAACTCTAGAATTAATAGCAGCTTCGAAGATAATACGTGCCTTCTCTTGGAACTCTTCTGAGAGTTCTTCACCTTCTAGAAGAGCATTAACATCTTCTTCGATGTCAAACTCTTCTTCCATTTTCTTCTTACCGCCCTCTTCTTCCTTTTCTTCTTCCTCTTTTTTCTTACCGCCCTCTTCTTCCTCTTCTTCTTCCTTAGCTTCTACGATTTCCTCTTCTTCGGTTTCTTCTTCGATGAGGTCCTCATCTTCGAGTTCTTCTTCCTCTTTCATTCCTTTCATTGCATCAGCAGCACCAGCACCCTTATTTACAACATCCTTAACTTGCTTAAGAGTTGATCCTGGTGTTTTGAGTTTTGCTGAATCATCATCAGACTTATAATTTTCTGGCGTTGGGCCACCAAGATCTTCCCAACCTGCTGTTTGACCATCAGGAATATTGCCTGATAGTTTTGGCATCGCGTCTGCCGCTTTTGCATTTGCATTAACAGCGGTTCTGGATTGCTTTGTGCCTACTTCCATTTCTTGTAAATCTCCACGAGACATTTGAACTCTCCGTTTAACCTTTAGTTATAAACTATATTTATTTATAATTTAATAAATTACAATGAGTTTAAGAACTCGATGAAGAGAGATAATTTATACTCTTCTAAAATACCCTCATCAACTAGAGTATTTATTCTACGTTTAGTGTTTTCCGCTACCCTTTCTCTTAGCATTCCACCATCCCATACCCATTCTTTGCCTTCCATAATTCCTTGAACGAATGCATCGGGAGCAGAAGGATCGGCAACAATATCAGCAGCAGTTGCTAACATAAAGTCTTCGCCAACTTCAGTATATCCCTCTCTTGTTGGTCTCACCGAACCAATACCGCGAGAAGAAACTCCCAGAGTCACTCCTTCTTTAAGAAGTGATTCTGCAATCTTACCCATTGGGGTAGAAAGAATTTGTGCCTTACCAATGAAGTTATTTCCCTCACGACGAAGTTCAACAATCTTATGAGAAACACGATCCAAATTTACAGTTGGCCCATCTGGATGCCCTAATTCACCAAGAGCACGACCTTTATTTACATACTGTTCTGTATAACGCCGTACTTCCCTTTCCATAACAGGCATACGGTACATTCTACCATTCCTGTTTACAACTTCAGTTTGTAGAAAAGGACCTTGAATATAAAGAGTTTTTTGACCGTTCTTTTCTTCGGTAATAACTTCTACTGATTCTATTTCTTCGGTGATAAGTTTCATTTTCTTAGTTGGTAAATCCTACTTTTGATGCCTTAATTGCTGAAGATGTCCAAATAACATCTGTTGGGAGTTTTTCTAAAAACTCAACCGAGTTTCCTGGCATAGAAAAATAAATTGTAGTTGCTGCTCCAACAATCGTTGAAACACCAACTGTAACAATACCAGAAGTTGTATTATGCAATCTGATGCAAGTGGCATTACTAATACTAGTTGCCGCACCCGCCGAAGAACCAGTTGCCTCTTCAGTTTCAAATACTTTTGTCCTTTGCATTTGTATATGATTATTATTAGTTATTTATTATTTGAATTATCTCTCATAATTCATTTTTGATTAAAAGTATATCAAATGCCGCAGTAAATCTTCCATTATTAGATCTACTTGTAATTCGAATATCTACGTCACTCTTTTCTGGTATCCTTTGAGGAAATGCAAATTTATAAAAATATTGTCCGCCAGAACCATCAACCTCAAATGTATGCCCAACTCTAAATACAGTTTCGTCAGTATATCTTACGTACATAAATCCAGTCCCATCAGCACCAACTTGAGTAGATGCTGTTCCTTGATAAAGAAAAGCAGTGTATCCTGCAGGAACACTGTATATTGACATTAAAGTTTGACCAAGACCTGCAGTAATTCTAAGAACCTCAGTTCCATCTCTATTAAAACTAACATTTCCTATATTTTGTCCACCACTAGAAACATAACCACGATAAACTCTTTTGAATGTTTTAGTTCCGGATACCGTTGCTGCGCTGGATAGAGTAAAAATTTCTGTTATTTCGTTCCAATTTTCATCTAACCCAATAATAGTAACTTGCTTACCATCATCGGATGCATTTGCTTGTCCTGCAACGAGAACTCCTGGAGTGTTAAATGCTGTCCATGGATATAGAGTATCTGGTTTATCCCATACAGTTGCTGTAGTGTTATTTGACTGTAGAGGAGTAGCTCCAAACTTATGAATAGATGATGCACCACGAACTCTACCAAGAGCAACATTTAAATCAAATTGTTCATCCCAAATATAGCTTTTAAACCCCATAATCAATCAATCCATTCCAATTTTGATGGATGATATCTCTGCGCGTTCTTTATGTTTAAATTCTTTTCTATCACCGGATAAATTTGATGAACGATTGCACCAGGATAATTGGATTGCAACTGTTCACCAAGTTCTCTAGTAGATGGAATTCCGTTTTTAGTAATTAACTCTAAACGATATAAGTTCCCTTCCCAGATTATGTCCGCAACATATTCTTCACCAACTTGTTGTTGTGGTTCTGGTTGAGAATTAATATAAAGATTTCCTGTGAAATCACCAGCAATATTAACCGATTCTGAGATAAATTGCTTGAAAGATTTCATATCATTCCTCTTCCTGTTCCTCTTGACCAAACATACTCATTGCCACTGCAGGGCGAACTTCATCGATTTTTTCTGATGCCTTTGAGAATAAAAGATCTTTGATTTTATCGCTGATATTCGACGCAGACTCATCAGAAGCAATCATATCCAGTAAATCATCCATTTTTATAAACCAAATTAAGAGTCGTTTCTATTTATATTTCACCACCCTTAGGCATCTCAACTGCTTTTGCATTTACTTGAGTTGTTTTTGCTTGAGCGTTAAGATCCGGTTCCATTACTGGTTGTCCCAAATTCATTTGTGCCGTTTGATCTAAAGGCATACCAGTCATAGGATCTACTGGTGCATTTGGATCCGGAATAATACCATCTTCAATTTCTTTTTTAATTAATGCATCTTGCTCCAGGATTTCTACGTCAGTTTGGCGAAGAATTTTACGTCTTACATAATCCTGAGAGAAATATTTTCCGACATATGGTTCTGCAATTTGAACCATACCTAGTCTTTCATTTAATAACTCAGCATCCTTAAGTTCTGCAAAATGATTATCATATAGAAAATCATATTGAATATGTTCGTCCATCTGCTGCCAGTCCTCTGGCGTAATGATGTTCTTAAGAATCAATTGAGTTCTCAGCATATCACTAAACATATATGAGAATCTTTTTCTCAGTCTAGAAACAAACTTACTAAACTTAACTTCGTCTCTGAGGATTTCTGATGAACGACCTAGATTAAATCCACCTTCTCCATCCATTCTTGATGGTGGAACATTCAGTGAGCGATATAGTTTCTTTTTAAAATATTCAATATCTGTGATTTCTCCAAGGTTCTGTCCGCCGGGTAGTGTGGAAATCTCCGTTCCTCTGCCACCTTCACGGCGAGGAAGCCAGAAATCCTCAAGCATTGCCATAAACTTGCGATCATCACGAATTTCGCCAGTGTTTGCATCATAAACAAGTTTGTTACGATAACGCATCATAACATCACGAAGATATTGTTCCGCCTTCACTTTTGGTAGATTGCCTACGTCAATGTAAAAAATACGACGTTCTGGCGCACGAGATAATCTGTAAATAACTAGTGAATCCTCAATCATACGAAGTTGATTGAGTGATTTAATTGCTTTGTGTAGATATGAAAGTGTTGACCCTTTATTTCTATCTACAAGACCTGAAGTACAATAAGTAATGGAATCCTTTGTCATGCGGATTCCTGAATTTGAACCTCCCATTGTTCCAGGAGCTGGAGTTCCTGTTGGATAGGTCATTTTTGGTTCATAAATGAAATATTCTTCAATTTCGGGGAACTCATAATCCATCGGATTATCTACATTTCTGTTTGAAATCCTATATTTGTCTCCTTCTTTCTTCTTTGCCTGACGAACATAACGCATTTTCATTGCGTCAATATATCTTAGTTCCTGAATACCAGCCTCGGGATTTTTTAGATCAATTACTTTGTGGTAATAAAGTCTTCCATCAACATACCAATTTCTATAAATTTCGTGAGATTTTTTATCAAAATCTAAAAGTTCTAAAATATATTTAAATTCTTGTCTGATTTTCTTCTTAATTCCATCGCTGGCATTCAAGTTATCTAAATCAATTTGAACGGGACTATCATTAGTATCAGAAACAATTGCCTCATTAACAATATCCTCAATAGCACTATCGCACTCTGGGTGCAGTGCCATCTCACGATATCTTTTAATTAGGTCAAATTCTGTTCTATAGACGCCTTCAATATCTACATAAGATCCAAAAAAACCACTACTCAAATAGTGGTCAACCCCGTCCTCCTTATTGGGAGGAACGGGGGAAACAGCGCCAGGTGATTGTGGATCGTTATCCTCAATTGAAAAACCAAACAATTTTGCCATTATTAAAGTCTAAACGTATTTTTATCTATTTATCTTTATTGCCAAGCCTCTTGTGCTCCCTGTGGAGTCCAGTACTGGACCTGGAATTCTACAGTGAATTCCTCAATGGTATCGGAGGTATCATATGAAAGATCAATCGCAGAAACATTTGTTGGGAAGATTGAATAGAACTTATACAAAGCAGCTGCTTGTAGTCCCCCGCCAGTTGCAGAATTAAATCCAGTAGCAGATGCAGATCTCTTCAGTTGCTTAACATATGCATCAACCATATAGTCTGCTGGATTAGTATCTCCGCTTGCATCACCATACTGACCGATCTTTTGCATCCAAATTTCCATTGCATTTCTGATTGCAAAGTTTTCATCATTAATAACAGTTACAGTCCAAGTATCAAATGTTCTGTCTCCAGCAACTTTCATAATACGTCCTCTAAAGGGAACGTCGATTGACGCTATATTTGATGCTGGAAGAGCAGCTGATTTGCAGAGCATACTGAAGTTATCTTGTCCTTCAGTTCCACCAAAATCAACTCCATTTGGGAGAGTTGGAATAGCAACTTCGAATAGATTAGGTCTCGCACCTCCACCAATAAGTGCCTTCTTGAAGTCTTGAATTGAGTGTGCCATTTTTTGGATCCTCCTATAGTTAATTTATAATAATCAAACAGTTCCAACAACTTCTTCAAACGCAACACCAGTTCTGGTTGCTACGAATGTTAGAGTTACATAGTTAATAGACTTCGCAGGCTTCAGATAAATGTCTGCTCGGAATTCGTTGTTATCAATAACATCTGGGGTGTTATTTGTTTCATCACAAACAACTAAGAATCCATAGAGACCTCTCTTTGCTTGAACATCGCGCAGATATGGTTCTACGATGTTGACAAAGTTCGCTCTAGTAATGGCATCGTTCAACTCGAAGAGTTGTGCCTGTGCTGATCTTTCAAGAGCTTGCTCTACGGTTAGGAACAGACGACGAACATTGATTCTGTCAAATGCAGATGCATATCCGAGAGCAGTCTTATCACCAAAGAGAAGAATTCCAATTCCAGGTTGATTAATGATTGCATTAATTCTCTGTGGATAAAGTTGATCTCTCTGTGCTTTTGAGGGATTGTAAGCAAGTTTAATAGCATTATTAAGAATTCCTCTTTGCTGACCTGCTGGAGAGAACCATGGATATGCAAAGATAGAAGTTCTTACACATAGACCAGCAACATCTCCGTTACAGGGAATATAACGGAATTTGTTATTAAATCTGTCATAAGTGTACTTGTATCCAGCATCAAAAATTGCATAAGAAGACGATGAAAGTGGAGAGAAGAACTCTAAAACATTATCCGTTTGATCATCGCTATTCGTAACATCTACTACATCGGTGCGATGTGGAGAAATTACAGCAACACAGTCCTTTCTCTGATTTGCAAGAGAAATTAAATGGTTCGCTTTTGCTTGAGATTCAAATTTGTTTCCTAAACCAGGACCCATGATTAAATAATCAACTTGAATTTCATCTCGGTTGGAGAATAGATTATATGAAGTAATTAAATCTCCCAAAGTAGCAGTCATTCCACCACTATTGGAATAATCTTTACCTCCACTGAGATTATAAGTTACGTTACCAAGTGCGCTGTAGGTTCTATCCTGAGCGTCTTTATTCCAAAGACCCTCTGAGTTAGTGTATTCCGTAAATGCAGTTGAGAATCCAGTAGCAGAGACTGGCTCATTTACATTTAGTTCATCCGAAGGATTATCGCCAACATAAACATAATTTGAATACAGTGCCAAGTAATCTTTCCACCATATTTTCTGTGGAGAATTAATCGCAGAAATTGCATCAACCGCTTTTGATAAACCAATATGCTTTTCTAAAAGAGTTCCTTGTGTACCTGTTACTGTACCAGTATCATCAACAATTACTACGTGAATTTCATCACTTCTTCCATTTCTCTGCGCTGCATATTGTGATGTACCTGGTTTAGGTGCAATAGAATTCCAATAAATTGCAGTATTGCTTAGAGTAAGAACTTGCTGATCGTACCAATCTCTAATTGGATTAGTTCCGGTATTAATTGATGCAGTATCAACTTCACTGCCGGCAGAATCTATTAAAGCAACTGTTATTGATCCACCTCCAGTTGCTGGGGTAAAAGATCTTAGTCTGGATTTCTGTGCGTAAGTTACTGGAGTTTCTACTCCGGCAGTGCTGACTACTGAGGTTATCTTTACATCAAGAGTGCTTGCCCCAATGCCAGTAACAATACTTTTCAAATAACCACTGAATAATGAAGTAGTTCCTACTCCAGCAGAAACGACATTTGTTAAAGTTGTTGTAACTGCCATACCGACAGTTGCTTGAGCAGTTACTGCTGCTCCAACATTGAGGATCTGATCCGCTTTATCGTCAATTACACATACCTTTAAATTATTAGACCAAGAACCTGGATTTTTTGCTGCAAAAATATAATTTGCAATATCATCGGCATAATTTGCCTGATAGTCATCAAAATTTTTAATCTTTAATGAAGGTTCTCCTGCAGTAGAAACGCCAGCAGCGTTTCTAATAGCATTTGCGTTTACTAGATTATCTCCGTTTACCCTTGAAACCTTAAGAACACCACCATAAGAAAGAAATGCTGATGCTGTCATCCAATACTCATATTGAGCATCTGTTGAAAGTGGTTTTCCAAAAACGTTGATAAGTTCTCTTTCTGTAGTGATATCAACCGCTTCGTCAACTGGACCAATTGCAAAAGGACCTGCAATAGCTCCAATGTTATCTAAAACATTATCAGCTCTTCCTACAGTTAAATCAACCTCTCTGATTAGTACACCAGGAGATAATTGAGGAGTCGCCATGTTTTTCTCCGTAAATCTCAGATTAACTAAAAATTATTTATTAAAACGTTACTTTACAGGGGGGAAATAAGACGTGAACTACCAGTCAGGGTATTCCCACTTCGATGGTAGTAATTGATTTTTCCTTAAATTAATAATTCTTTTAACAGAGCACTCTTTACATTCATAAGAATATGAAGATGCAACAGGACCTCTATCCTTCCTGGTTCTATAAAATCCATCTATCAAATTTTTTATTTCGCCACAAACTCTACACTTTCTATCTGTAAGTAATAAATGTCCTAATTTTATTTGCTTATCTAAATCCATTAGTGAATATATTCCCACATATAAGCTCTATCTCCATATTCATCAACATACCATCTATCCCCATCATCATCGACAAAAGTTGTTTCATCAGTGCCATCTGAAATAAACCCAAAGGGAGACATATCTTGTTCTATTTGATTTTTTTGTTCCTCATATAATCGTTTTCTAACATCTTGGTCGGTGAGTTCCTTAAAATAATCCTGAGCCACTAACCAAGCATAAATCACCAAACACATTGCCAGGTCGTCATTACATCCTTCTTCTGCTTCAAATGAATTATGTTTTTGAATAAAAGTAGTAAGTTCACTAATAATATCATAATCATTTAATAATAACTTGCTCTCCTCAATCATTGTCTTTAGGTTAAGACATCCAACCTTTTTAACTGTTTTGGACATTTTAACTCCAAGTTGAGTTTTCTTTCCAGAAAATCCCTGTCCTACAATTTGTCCCGCTCGTCCTCTCATAGAACACATCAAAAGATTATTATATTCTAGATCATATTGGAGAATACTTGCTACTTGATCTCCAACATCATTTACTTCGCATAAAATATATGCTGCATTATATGCAGTTGCTGCTTCATGTATTATAGTGGGAAAAAGCATTGGTTTAATTTCATTATTTCTATACTTTGCAACAACCTTGTGGGGAAACTGAGTAATATCAACAACGGCAAATGCTGAGTAATCGTTTCCAACGCCTCTAGCAACGTCTACAGTGATGAGGTAGTCGTGATTTTCTACTGGGTCTTCATATACATCTAAACCCGCGCTACTGGTCTTAGGGCTATCGTAGACAAGGGTTCTAAGTTTAGATGGTGCAATCAAAGTATCAACTGACCCTAAAAACTCACATTCAAACTCAACCTTAAACTGAGATTCTGAAGTGTTTGCAATCGTCTGTTTTTTCCACTCCTCATCTCTTCCGGGAACTTCACTCCAATGAACGTCGGTAAATACATATTCATTTTTACCTTTTTCGGCGTCGTGCCACATTCGGTAGAAATGATTCATACCGTGTGGAGTAGAAACAATAATAACCTTAGTTTGTTTACCTGAAGTAATCGTAGGATAAACAGATGCAAAGAAAGAATCTGCAATATGATTTGGAACGAACGCAAATTCGTCCAAGAATAGAATGTTAAAAGACATTCCTCGAACAGCAGATGCAGATGTTGATGCTGCTAAAATTTTAGAACCATTTTCAAGTTCAAGTGAACCTTTATTCCAAGAAATAATACCTTGCTGCATCCACTTGGGAAGATTCTCATATGCAGTTTGCAATCTATCTAAAAGTTCTCTAGCAGTTGCTGCCTTGTTCGCAAGAATACCAATATTTACATTATCGTTAAAAACTGCATAATGAAGTAAAAAAGATACCACAGTCGTAGACTTACCTGTCTGACGAGGCATCTTACATATATTAAATCTGTGCTTGTGAAAGTTATTAATTAACTTTTCTTGGAAATGATAAGGCTTAAATGTCTGAAGACCATGATCCAAGGTTACAATTTTTACATAATTTTTAGCAAAATAAACAGGATCATTTTGACACTTAACAAACTCAAGAATTTGTTCTTGAGTAAATTCTATAGGAGTATTTGCTTTTTTTAGTAACGGATTACCAAGATATACATCATTTGACATAATAAAAACCTATTATTAATTACAATTCCAACGACGAAGTGCTTTATTAATTCTGCTATCTGGATCCCTTGCCGTTTCAGCAGATGTCAGTCTATTTTTCATACCCTTCATACGACGACAAAAAGACTTACGACGATCTGCTCTTTTTCCTGTTGGATTTTTTTCAGTTACTGCTGTTTGAAGTTTTGAACCCGGATTTTCTCTGCGATAAGCATTAACCGCTTTCTGACTTAATCCATCAGTTTTGTCTTGACGATTAACTTTTTGCCAATCCTCATCAACTTCCGTCTCTTCACCATACATTCCCATTGGTTTTACATAGTTTCTATTAGGTCCTGGTTTTGCCGCGCTGCCACCTTGAGGACCAAATGCTTGAATTAGAGGTTGACCTGGTTGTATTTCGGAAACGGAATGGTGAACTACATTGCATCCAGGGTAAACCTTTTCTAGTTCGACATTAATTTCCTTTCTGGTTGGAAGTTTTACCTGTGGGAAAAACATCTTAAGTGAATAATATTTTCCTCTCCAAGAAAGAGTAACACCAATTACATTTCCAGTTTGAGCCTGCAATCTGGTTGCCTCTTCTACCTGAGATTTAAATCCTTTAATCGGTTCTGGTTTAATTAAATCCACAACTTCTGCAAATGTATTTCCATCAGCATCTTCAATAGTTACGTTTTCGGGAACACAATTTGGAACTTTTCTATTTCCTTTTTTCTTCATTCCAATTTGCTTATATCCAGACCAACATGCCTCTTCCATTTCTCCACTAGCGACATAATCTGCTGCTGTGTCAAGATAATCTGCTGCCTTAGTGATTTTTGATTGAACCCAAGCTTCTATACTCCCCTCACCTTTTTCTACTTTTGCCTTAAGTCTTTCTGCAGCATTTATGAGAGTTTCGAGTTCTGAACGAACCATGGAATATTCGTGATCTTTGACTGAGACTTTATCCCATGCCTTTCCTCCATAGGAGCATTCTGATCTAGTCTCCCTTTTATCACATAAGGGACAATATCTCTCTTCGTCTTGCGTTGTAGACTCTGATTTTGTCCCCCAGTTTGCAGCACCAGATTTGCGGCACTTAACTAGTGCTCCAGATGCATATGCACTAGGCCAAACATCATAACGTGACTTTACCTTATGGTAACAGGCATCTTTTTTACCACTACCTTTACCTGGTTTGTCTTTTACTTCTTGTAAATCCATTTCTTCAGTTCTCACGTTAGTTGGCTTTGCTCCACCTGTTTTTTGTGGTTGATTTGGGTCTTGTATATTTTTTCTACGTCTTGCTGCTTCTTCTTCATTTTTGGAAAGTGATCTTTTCATTTTTGAGCTACCACATTTTGGTGTAGAAGTTTGTCCTGGTTGACGAGCACATGGCTTTCCTGCCCATTTGCCACCAAGTTGAACCCAACCTTTTTTACCGTCAGATGATTTAGATTTATTGAACCAATCATGGAGACCTTCATCTCCGGATTTAGTTTCTTCTTTCACATCTTTAAACTTATTATGATGCTTTTTAGCATCATTTTCCATTTTTTTTAGTCTGGTATAGTAATCTGGTATCTCATCTAAATGCTGAAGAGCAATATCTCTAGCAAGATTGTGATCTTTAGTATGTTCATGTTCAATAGGTTCTCCCATATCAAGTTGCTTTTGTATAAAAGAAACTTCAAGTCGATGCTTCTTTGCAATTTGCTCAACAGACTTATGGGACTTAATTTTAGACATTAATATAAAAGGAACCTTTATTTATTTATTGTTCTTGAGTTTGCTGTTTAAGTAATTTTGCTAGTTCTGCAGTAGACCCAACGAAAAGTGCATTATTAACTGTAGTCGGTCCTTTCTGAGTTTCTTCCTCAACATCCTTTTTGATCTTGTGAAGTGCCATTAGTTTTTCTGCAATTTCACTTGTATTTTTTATCAATTGTCCTGCTACTTCGTAAGCTCTTGGCATTTCACTTTCTTGTGCTAATTCAAGAATTCCATTAATTGCTTCTTGTCCCTTTTCAACCAATGAATATAAATTTCCTCTTGCATATTCATAGTCTTTTTTAATGTCATCTGCGGCAGCAGAATATTTTTCAATTTCTTCAGAAACTTTTTCTGCTTTAACAGGTACTATCTCACTTTCCACATTGAAAGTTTCGTTAAGCTTATCAAATTTTTTCGTCATTTTCATAACTTATCAGAGGAACTCTCCACTAAATCCAAAATCATCACCAACTTCTATTAATTCATTATCTGCGGAAGTAATGGACTTAATTGGTGCTCCTGCTAAGTGAGAAGTTATTGTGGTTCCATCTTTACCTCTTTCTACAGTTAATGTATTTCCGGATTTAGATACTACAAGTAACTCTTCTCCATCCAAATCAACATAACTATTGACCGAAATAGAACTTGCATCATTTACTGCGATAAGTTGATCCGATGTTGTTATATCATTTGATATATTGGTAAGTATAATACCTGTGTAATTTTTGATAGCTCTTGGTTCTGCTGAGTAAACAACCTCTCGTGTCGGAGTAGTTGTAACATCCCCCGCAATAAAACCAACAGATGCCTTTTTGATAATATCCTTGGAAGCGGAAGAAACTGGACCAAACAGATAAGTCTTTGCAGTAAATCTTAAAGTGTATATTAAAACTCTTCTTGTAGTAAAATCACCTTCATAATCATCTTGCATAGTGATATTCTCTAATACAACTGGAATATCTCTTTTTTCTTGAATAGTATCAACCAAATCGACAGTCAATGTATATGCCGGTTGAAAATATGGTAAAATTTGCTCTACAATTTGAAGAGCATCATCATTTAACTTAGTCATTATACTAAGTTCAAATTGCATATTATAAGGAACTGGAAGATATGCTTTTCTTACATCAGTTCCATCAACTTCAGACTTTACTAAGAATGATTGAGTTGTAGTTGCTTTTCTTGATGCATCATATGTTAACCCAGTAAATTCAAATGACATTCTCGGCAATGTTATTTGAATTGGTTTACTTAAATTTGGAGATTGATTAAGTCTGGCAAGAAATTTTTGAGTTGGTCCATACGCAAGTGGTACTTTTATTACACTTACGACTTGATCGGAGTTATTTGTATGTTTGATGGATATATTGTTGAATAAAGATCCAAATGATACAACGGTTTTTCTTAAAATTTCGTGATAAAAGTATTCAAACATACAATTAACTCATGTTTAATTAATATTTATATGCTATGGCATTCCAAATGGATTAACTTCGCTAAAATCTATGATTTGGTCTGCCTCTTCTTCAATTTCATCATTTGCACCAAATCCATCCCTTGCGGCATATGTATCAATATTTCTCAAATAATGAGAAGCACTAGATGCAGATCCTACTATATTTTCTCCTGGAATAAAACTTCCGGTGAGTTGAGAAACTTGAAGAACATTTGTAATAGAATTCCAAGATTTAACTCTTGCAGTTACGCCACTTTGGGAACCAGTTACTAATTCGTTGAAAATAAAGTTTCCTGTAGAATTTAGTGCAGGATTTCCTATTGTTAGGGTAGGAGGTTCTGTGTATCCTAATCCAGCATTTGTGATATAAATTGCAGTAATAGATCCGGCAGCAGACACCACTGCAGTTGCTGCAGCAGAAACTGAAGAAATTCCGGTAAAGGTAATTGATGGTGGAGATACATAACCAGATCCGGAATTTGTAATTGTTATAATGCCTACTATTCCATCGCCAAGTGTTGCAGTAGCTGTTGCACCACGACCTCCACCACCTATAAATCTGACGCCAGGTGTTACTGTATATCCATATCCAGCATTAGTGATTTTAACTTGTTGTACTGATTTTGCTTGTGGATTAACATTACTATTACATACTACAATACCACCGATCATCTCAGCAATTGCACTCGCTGTCTGACCTCCGGCGGGAGCAGAAGAAAATCCTACTGTAGGAGTGCTTGTGTATCCTCCACCCCTATTTGTAATCGTTACAAACCTTACTCCACCATTTACAATGGAAGAAATTGCAGTTGCGGTTACACCAAAACCAACCATTGTGAGATTAATAATATTTCCATATGGATTAAATGATGTGGTAATTCCTGCCCCATCTTCATCACTGCTGCCCAAATCATCAATATCATCGATACCTGTATCAATCAGTTCGTCTTCATAGCGGAACAATTCGCATCTTAATTCGTAAGTATATAATCCTTGAAGTTGATAAAACGGTTTTTCATGCTCCACATATTTTATTTCAAATAATCGTTTACCCAAAGGAAAATAAATTAAATCACCTTCTTTTGGTCTTGAAGATAATTTAATATTTGGTTGATTTTTAATTAGGGGAGATATATAAGTTTTAAATCTTTCTCTAGAAATAGTTAAGGTTATTTCATTAAGAGCCTGTATCCCAAATTTCGATAAAATAGTAGGATTATCTGAGTAACCTTCATATGTGTTTACATATGCTTCTATTGGATATGCATTATTAAATTCAGATTCTATAACTTCTCTAATGACAGTTTTTTCTGTGATATATTGTCTAGGTAAATAATGAACTTCAACACCATACATCCTCAACTGTTCGTTGATAAGATCTTGTATTAAACCCTGCTCTGTTTTTGATCCTTGAAGAAAAAAAGGATTAAGCATATGATTAACCTATCATATCTAGAGGTGGAAGTTCGTAGGTACTTGACATTTTTTCCATTAAAACGTCAATTTCTCTCTGAGCATCGTCATACATTTGCCTACCATTAAGTTCAACCCCACCAGGAAGTTTTACTCCAGTAAATTTCATCATATTCTGCCCCCACTGTTTTTTAATCAATGAGGTCAGATATGGTTTTAAGAAAGAATCATTCCAAACTCTAGAATAATCATTTGGATCTAAAGTTGAGTAGCAATCAATTACAAAAAATTGATCTTTAGTAACAGAACCCCAATCTATATCCAGATATAACCTATCTTGTCTTTTATTAAAACGTATTTGTTTATTGGTATTCAATAAAAAGTCCAAATCTTCTAGATATGTCTTAACCATAGCATAACTAAGAAGTTCTGTAGTTCCCCAGTAGTAAATATCATTTAAAAATAATTGATATTTAACACTAAACATGTTGTGAGTAATAGTATTAGCACCATCAAAAGTAAAAATTTTATTTACCCCAATAATGTTTGGTGGAACTTGTAAGTAATTACTATTTTCGTAATATGTAAAAGTTGTAGCAGCGCCAACTATATCTGATGTCAATGATGTACTGGCAATTCCTACTGAACTTGCTGCATTTGAACCATAACCTGCTCTACCCCTGTCAATATCATTTTGAGTTACTCTATACTTATAAAAAGTTGGATATACTCCATCAAAATGTCTCTCTTGAAAGAACTGAACCGCATCATCTACCAGGTCTTCAATCTGTTCGTCTGCAACATTTATTTCTAAAACCGGAGCACCTAGTTTTCTCTTGCAGTAGTCAATTAATTCTTGACGGGTAGATGGTTGTGCCATTAGATTCTAAGACTAGAAATTACTTCTTGTTGACTAAAGTATAATTTAATATATGACTTTGCAAGATCTCTCAAAGTTTCAATATCACTTATACTATCTATATCTCTGGAAAGTTTTTCATATTCAAACATTTTTGTCATTGTTTCCAACGAAATTTTGTCAGGATCCATTTGCCAAATTCCTCAATAAATTTTTAATTTCATTTAAGTCACTTTTAATTTCATTTACATTATTTTCAAGATCATTAATCCTTTTATTTTGATTATATAATCTTTTATAATTTTCTTTATATTCATTATAACCTTTCATATCAGTATTGATAATAGCATTATTACCAATATCTCTAGATAAATTATTTTTATCTTTTACTTTTATATAATCCATAAAAATCAAATCCTCGGTAATGCAGTTGCAATTGCTCTCAATTGAGAAACTAAAGGTGGAGAAGCCTGATTCGTTCCTGCCATAACAATTTTAATCGCAAAAGCAGTGAAATCTGGCAATCCATCAATAGTATAAGCATACTCTTTAAATTCACCATCATTAGATTCCTTAACAAAGAAATCTGAAGATCCGTCACTTAATGACATATCTACAACGGTGTTTCCAACCCCATTTAATTTATAGTTTGAATAACCTGGGAATAATTCATAAGATTCTTCATCGAAGGTGGCATCTGGTCTATAGATTTTATATAAAACTCTAATATCATTAGTTTCATTCTTATTAGCAGAAAGAATAACTTTAATAGAATTTGCTGGGATTGCTAAATTAATCGGCCTTGAGACATAAACTGCAGAGTGTGGATCATTTTCAGTTCCTCTTACCTTTTCATCATTTGCATATAATGAAACATCTTCTAAACCAACAGGGTTATTCAGTAAATTTGAAGTTAATATTAAAGATGGCGGTGGAACAAGATCAATTACAGGAGAAACTCTTTCATCATTAGATGTCATAATGACATCCATACTAAATGATCTTCTTTCTGGAGATTCTGTAATAAACTTTTGCTCATTAATATCAGAGCAAATAATTCTAGGCGACTGGAAATATAGTCTAGCATTTAATGGAAGATCTTGGTATCCTGCATCAACAAAGGATTTTTCATTTCCTCCAACACTTGTTCCAGTAAATGTTCTTATCCTGGAAGTCATATCAGAACCAGCTGGAATAATAGTATTGATTTTTGGAGCTAAAACTTCGTATTGAATGTTATTTGATAAAATAGTTCCAGCTCTTCCGGATTGGATAGTCTTCTTGAAGTATAGATTATTTGATCTATCTGAACCTATACCAATACCATCAAAATCAGTATCACTTGTATCAATTTTAATATAATAACTATGGAAATCTATAGGATGATTATTTACATCAGATTCAGCAAAATTATGAACTTTATTAATTCTCCTTAAAGAAATTCCATTAAATTCATATTTAAATACCGGAGATCCAACCGCATAAGATTGAATTGGAGTTCCATCAATACCTCTTAGGTTTGATGAAGTAACTAAAGCATCTCCAGCAACGGACGTATATCCAATGACTTCATTTCCAATAATTACATATCCTGGATTTGTTGCACTTACGGAAGAACCTTCAAAATTAGTAAATCCGATACCAGCACCAGATTGTAATGTGATTGTTGTATCGGTTTCTATTACCTGCTCAAGTAAAGTTGAATTAACTTCATCTGAAGTTGGTCTAAATTGTTCGATTTTAACGTAATTTTCTGTCGAATGCATCCCATGATTCATATGAAGAACTTTCATATGAAGTCCATCATTATATTGATCTTCAAATATGGAAGATATTGTAACACCAATTCCTGTTTGAGTTGTAATACCGGAAGAATTAATATAATTAATTGTTGAAATACCAGAATTAAATGTTCCCTGAACTTCATCAATAATGAATGAGTTGCTTGATCCTATTGATGTAATAGTTGCTCTACCACCATACCCAAGATTTTGAATTCTTGGAATTTTTACACTATCCCCAATTCTGTATCCAAGTCCACCAGAAGTAATAGTAACAGTTGCTACTCCTACAGTGGTAATTCCAATTGTTGCTAATGCTCCTCTTCCATATCCGGTTTCAGTTTCAAGCGAAATGTTAGTGTAAGTTCCAATACTATAACCAATTCCGACATTTGACACTATTGCCTGAGTAGCACTTGCACCAATTCCAATAAGTTTTCCTGTTGCCGAACCCTGAGACAGAGTAACTCCGGGAATTACATTTGCGGTGTTATATCCAGTAGAACCCAATCCAACAATAATTGTCTTTGATAGTGGGATAAAACTGTTTACAGAAGTCACCGTAGATTTTTGATTTCCTACAGAGAGTTTTGGATTAAAGAATCTGACAAGACCTTCAGTGCCAAAGGAAGCACGATATAGGTTATATTTAAGATCTTCTAACTGAGAAGGAGTCCAAGTAGTAGCATTTTGGGATTTAAATAAACTTCCTAGTGTTGGTTGAGTAGATATTCTATTTTGCGTAGAAATATCTACTTCACCTAGACGGGAAATGAAAACTCTATAATTTGGACTATTAGACAGTAAAACAATAGAATATTCTGAAGACTGGTCCTTTTCAAAATCTCCAAATCTAGTGACTTGTTTTTGTGGACCAGAAAGATATACTGGAGATGGGAATTCAAATCTAGTCGCAATGCTTCCATCTGCAGATACAGTCACCGCATCAGGATCTAAAGTAACCTCAGAGAATGGAATTACTACATTACTTGGAACACCAGCAATCATTGGACGAAGTTGTAAAGTAACAGGAACACTTTCATCCTTAGTTTCAAAAAATACATCAACAGAAGTTACAAATATTCCAGTTTCATCATCAACAAAGAATGATTGTGCTAGAGGATCAGTTCTGCAGAAATTAGGATTTGCAGTTTGACTAATTGGAAGTTGTTCTATACGTGTAATTCTAAAACTTCCATTTGTATCATTACCGGAACCATCTCTAAGTATTAATACTCTTTTATTCCTATCATTATCCTCAGTTCTACCATATTGTGGTGTTTTTTGGAATGGAATTTCTGTTATTCTTTCTCCTTTTGCATTGACAGTAAACATTCTATATCTACCTGCGGTAAATTTAGCACTCTTAGTTTCATCTTCAGAAGATTTCCATGGGAATGAGAGGGTATCAGATATTGGTGAAGGTATTCTGAGTGGATTTTTATATATTTGACCTGCAATATTTGGATCGTCATCAATTTTTTGCCTAATAGAAATTCTAGCAGTTCCTGTTCCTGTTACAACAAGATCAACAGTATATCTACCGGAGCTTGGACTATTAATATCCCAATAGGCATCAATATTTGATACAGTAGGAGTAGGTTCGGGAGTAGGTTCGGGAGTAGGTTCGGGAGTAGGTTCGGGAGTAGGTGTAGGAGTTGGTCCTGGAGTTGGTCCTGGAGTAGGTGTTGGTCTTGGACTTGGATTAGGTGTAGGTGTAGGAGTTGGGGGTGGAGGTGGAGTTGGTCTTATAATAATATTTCTTGTAGTAATAATATTTCTTTCAGTAACATCAAGTCTTCCTGAAGAGGTAAACTGTGTAGATGCACTACTATCAGTGTCAATTACATTAAAAGTGTTTTCTCCATTAGTCCATTTTGGATTTCCAACTACAGATGGATCTGGAATGAAGAGAGAACCTATTAATCTTCCCGAATTATCTGAAATTAGACGAACCTCAGTAATTTTTGCAACCGCACCAGAAGATTTTCCTCTTAAAGTCATTCCAGGTGAGACTGATCCATAAAAATCTTCAGTGGTTAATTGTAAAGATCTTGTATCAACATTTAATACTGTTGAAGATTGTGAATATGCAGTCTCGAATAAAGTTTGATTATATGGATTTAATGTGTATGTTTCCTGGGGTAAGTTATGTGCTCCAGTTTTATGATTAGGTACACATAACTTAAACTTAATAAAAGAACTAGTAAAATGAGGGTCACTCTCTACAGTTTCTCCAATTTGGAATGCTCCAGAAACCATTTTAATTTCAAGAAGCTTTGGTATAATGTAACTAGAAACATCCACATACTCAAAGAATGGGGTAAATTTGGTTCTTGGCTTTAATGCAGTAATATCAAATTCAATATTTCTACTTCTCAAATAATTGATTTGTTCGGTGTAATTTGATTCTGTAGTTTCCGTTGTTTCAATAATAGTTATTCCATCATTTGCGATAGATCCTCCACCAGAGTTTGATCCGGATCCAGTACCATTACCTGCACCTATATTGGTATTAGGATTAATTCCAGTACCTTGATTTGGAGTATATTCTGCAGAAATAATTTGTTTTTTCTTTGTCCTAGAGGTCTCAATTCTTCTACGAAAATCTTTTGCTATATCTGGTGGAAAAACTTTATTTGCAATATCAAAGAAAGCATCAGCATTGCGAACTTTTTTGTTCCATTCCATATGAATGGTATTTCCATTCACGATTCCGGAACTTAATTTCCTATCAACCAAATCACGAGAAATTAGTTCTATTGATTTTCTATTGTATTTACTTCCAATTCCAAGATGCTTATTACGCTTCCATGCTGTATAGATTGAACTACCCTTTCTATTAAGTTTAGAATGTCTTCCTAATAAAAGTGTATCTCCAAACACATCTTTGGCATTTGCAATCCAATCAAAAGCAGGAATTCCTTGATTATGACTTGGTGAATTGTTATAAACTGGTATATTATCAGAGTTATTTAAACCAGTATTTGATCCGGGAATAGTAACTCCATTTGTATAAGTTTTATCTACTTTACTTTCTATGGTAACCAGTTTTTCTTCAATCCAATTTTCAAAACTGGGTCTAAGTGTAATAGATCCCTCCCAATAACCGACAATATAAGGGTTTACATTTTCAGTAGTTGATGCAAGATTCTGATATGAATATAATATTTCATTATAATTTAGAGTGATTAAATCTCCGGTTTTTCTAACCTGAGTTGATCCTAAGTTAGTTGGATAACTTTGATCGGAATTTGAAGAATATTCATCAGTAAATCCATTAATAGATTCTGTACCGAGTTGAAGATCTAATGATGTGGTATAATGTGGAGGTCTAAGAGTATTTGAACTAGTATCAATAGAACATCTAAATAGTGGATTTTCTAAATCGTGATATACATGAGAGCTAAAATTATCAACAAAGAAACCACTCTTAAATCTATCTAATCCAGTTGCAGCATCTTTTATTAAATAACTTTCAGTTTTAGATTCCAACATTGATAAAGTAGTATATTTTTCTAGTCTATCAACCCTATCCTCTAGAAGTGATATATCACTCATTCTATATCTCTTATGCTGAGATATATCGACTTTTACATTTTCAACATTAAATAGATATGGTGGAATAGTTATTCTTGCGATATCTAAAGTATTTGTTGGTAGATTTGGAGCAACTGGAATTTCATTTGGAGTTCCCTTGGCAACCTCAAAGTTTCCGCCCGGAGTTAAGTATAATAAATCAGTTCTAGGCAAGTAATATGAATATGATATTATAATATTTTCATCTGGACATAATGTATATTTTGAATATTGACCTTCTCCATCAAAACGTCTTGCTGAAAATTCAAATGGTGAATACGAACTAGAAGTAAATTCGGAAACTCTAGGTCTTAAATCAATATAATCGGATGATCTGGAATTTCCATAATTTGGTATATCATATTTAAATCCATCTGCAGGATAGCTATTTACTGTTATTAACTCTCCAGTGTCTCCAGAATCAATAGTATAATTTTGAAATACTATTTTAAGTTTTCCTATTGGATTTTCAGTATTTTCTTTTCTAATTATTCTACCATAATCATAGAATGATGGTCTTTGACCATCATCGAGATAAAAATTCTGAGTTATATCTTTAGATGATGTTAGAATTACACTAGTAATTGTGGCACTATTACTTGATTGTTCTCCAGTAATTCTTTCTTCCACAGTAAACTGACTATCGTTTAGATAGACATATTCTAAAGAATCGGATGCCGAACGATTTACAACTAATGCAACTGCTCCACTACTTTCCCCAATTATTTGCTCACCTATTATAAAGTCTTGATTGTTGTTAAACGATCCTGTAAATCCAGTGAGTTGAATTTTTGGTAAAGTTGGATCTTGACTATTAGTAGATTCAAAAACAGCAATAACTCTTACTACATCTGGAACATTGAGGCAAATTTCTTGATCTTGAACTCGTAGACCATAAACATTACTATAAGTCAATCCATCATTTAAAGTTGTTGTTCCTATTCCAGATGAAGTTTTAATTGATTTATTTACAACTAAAGTTGATGCCTTGTTTAATTTTTTAATCTTATAACTTGGTTTTACATTTCTTACCGTAGTAATTACATTTGCAGTGCCACTTGCTTTTGTCAAACCATAGAAGGTTAATATTTTGCCAGTTGTGTCCAAATCATACTTATCAATTCTCATTGGTTCAATAATACCATCTGAGTATGTAATAATAAATCTATCCTCATCGAAGGATGCAAAATATAAATCTGGTTCGGTGATAGTTAACCTAATAAAATTGCCAGAAAAAGATATATTATTAAATGATCTTCTTTGTAAAATTTCTTGATTTTCTAAATTTACATTTGAAATATTTTCAAATCTCAATTTAGTCATTAAAGATGAATTTGTAGAATCTGATAATCCAAATACCTTAATGATATTGTTGACTTCTACGGTAGATGATGGTAGAGAACCATTGCATATTCCAGATATCGTTGTAATTCCTGAAATATTGAAAGAAAGACCATCATTAGAAACACTTTCAACTTTATTGTATATAGTGTCTCCAGTTAATGTGGTGCTAGCATATGAAACTATATCTCCAACTTTAATTTGATTAGTAAAAACAACGTCAATTCCGGCAGATACGGTACTGATGCCAGAAGAAGAACCTGTTATTTTAAACTTGGTTCCGAGGGGTGCAATTGGAGTCTTCTGTGATAATACAACATCCGCATTAAATGTTGAAATTCCAGTTGTGGAGTATATTGATTTTATATCTGATATATTATAGTCGATTACTTCATTAATAAGTCTACCGTCATCAATTCCATTAATTGAAATTGGTTCATTCTCTAAAAATGAACCAGAAACATTATAAAGTGTTAAAATTCTTGAATTACTTATACTTGAAGACAAGTATCCAGAAGCTTTACTTTTTTTACCTCTAATTAAAGCTGGAGTTGATAATGAAGAAATATTAGTAGTTAATCCAACTTTTGTATAAGTTTGAATATCAAATAATCTTACATTAAGTCTACTTGTGTCATTAACATAATCCGTTTCTGGAACAAAATCATATACTCTAGCAACACCAATAGTATTTCCTGAAGCACTATGAGAAGATACGCCAATTCTAGAATCTTTTAATTCGACATATGATGTTGTTCCTAATCCAACAACCGGAGATCCATACCCTCTATTCAAAACCAATGAAGTTCCAGCATCATACCTAAGAACTTCATTTTCTATAGTTTTTGTGGTTCTTGGTTTTTCTACTATAACTTCTGATGAAGATATTTTTTCAATATCGTAACCATTTACATAAGCTTTTCCTGGTCCAATTTGATAGATCATCAAATCGTCGGATGGAGCAACACCTGTAGAAGTTAATTGATTTTTATAATATAATCCATCAGTTCTAGTTCTATCATTTAAAGTGTCCCTAACAAAAACTGTAAAGGGTCTTACAAAATAATCTCCAGATTCATCGAATGTTCTTCTTGCTAACTCATCTCTGATTAAACTATATTGAGTTGATTCTTTTTTAAAAATTGGATTTCCGTTTTCAATTCTGATAATTTCGATAAAATTATCAGGAGATTCCAATATACCTCTTTTTTCAAGGATTAGTTCAATTTTTAATCTATCTGCTCCTGGAGCAGTGTAGTTTGAAAATCCCTTTGCGTTATCAGAAAGTGATGGATCATCGTCTGAAGAGACTATACTCTCTAGTACATTAAAACCTATTTTATAAGATGGTGAAGAACTATATTGATCTAATATTATTCTTTGCTCTTTTACCGACACGAAATGCCCGCGAGCAAAATAAACTCCATCAGAAACTATTGCTGATGACCCAAACGAATTTGAATTATTGCTTATAGTATTACAAATTCCTTCACCGGATTGAATAGTAAATCCCAATTCTCCGTAAGTCAGAGAAGATTGTAAAATTAAAGTCTCACCATCAAAAAAAGTCTTATTTTCTAATTGAGGACCACCACACTCAAGATACTTTAAATATAAAGTAAAGTTATTTCTTTGAGAATCAACTGACCTTAACGTATAAACAACTTCGGCCAAAACTCCACTTGTTGATCCTTTTAGTTTTTTCCCTAAAAGTTTGTCAAAGTATAGAGATACTGGCGTTCCTATATAAGTACTTTCAATTTCTACTGCAGATAAAGGACTATCAATTCTAACTTTTCCTGGAATTACAACAGATCCTTCTTGAAATAAATGCTTTCCCTGTTGCTCAATTTGATTTTGGAGAATTGATTGTAATGTAGTTAATTCTCTAGCCTGGATTGGATAACCCGGTTTGAAAAGAACCTTATGATAATTTTTTTCTGGATCAAAATCATCAAAATATGGTGATACGTTGAGGTTAGTTTCCTGTGGCATAATTCTTTAAAATTGCAAAATGACTTTGATATCTTCTTTTTGATTTTGAGACCTGGTAATTGAGGGTCTATTGTCAACGTAAATAATATCTCCAGAATGTTTTTTTACTTCAGGATTTGATAATCCCTCTACAAACTCTTGTCCAAGATAGTATGTTTTATTATTTATAGTTGTACTTGATGCAGGTAAAGATTCACTACCAAAAGATGTATCTATGGATAATGAATATTGATCTCCAACTATAGATAAACTTCCACCAGTTCCTGGTGAAGAAGTGAATGAAATATTCTGAAATCCATAAGTTGGATTCAAATTATCAGTACCATCAAAATTAAATCCATATAATGTTCTATCTTGCCAATATTTCAAAACTCCAGTATTTGAATCATATGAAATAACCTTTCCAATTGCTGTTGTTCCAGTTGAAATTGTTTGAGTAATTAAACTATCTGGTATATATTCTGCATCTTGAAAATTTCCAGAAAGTTTTATTGCATGTACTGCACTAACTTTGTCCTCATTTAAAATTTCTTCCGACTCATATGCAAGGGGATTTTTTACAATTCCAAATCTTGCTACTTGATTCCCTAGAATAAAATCTGGATTTTCCAAATCATTTTCAACTCGGGAATAAACTAAAACGTTGTAAGATCCAAGTTCTCTATAGATATCATATCCGTGACCTCCCACAGGCGGAATAACAACTTCAAATAGTGGATAAGAAAATCCAACCTCAGTTGTTGATATGTCACTAGATTCAATATCTACTGAAGCGTATGTATACCCAGATCCGCCATTAGATACTGTAATTGATTCAACTTGAAAATTATCATTAATAATGATGGTTGCTTCTGCTCCAGTTCCGTCTCCTTTAATTGGAACATTAGAATAAATCCCCGGAGAACCGAGGTTATCTCCTCTGCTTCTTATAATTATATTTTTAATTTGAGTACTTGTTTTTGCATTTTCTTTAATAATTGATGTTGCAGAATCTTCTCCCCAATTTTTAGGTACGGGGATATAATTAATTCCATCAAATTTTATAATATCACTTGGGGAAATAGTGTACAAATATTTCCACAAATATCCATCTCCACTTGTCCCTGCAGATCTTGGCTCCAAATCTACAAAAGTTGGCTCATCTAATGAAGGTCTACCCTCAGGGTTTTCTGGATCTGCTCCATTATGAATGCAAATATAAACTTTATATTCACTATTAACTACATAATAGTTTGCGGAATATAAATTAGTTGCCTGAGAAGGCAATGATAAATTATCTCTAGAAATCTTATGACGATACATATCATAAGTGATACCAGACTGCCAAGAAATCTTTCTAACTACTTGCTTAACATCTTCTGGTTTAATTTTCTTTAAAGCAATAATAGTATCCCAATAATCATTTTCATCATCAAAACTATCCCTAGGAGAAGGTGGATTTTTATCCCATTCTGAATTATATTCTGTTGCATTTGGAAGTCCGATAAAAACATAATGTGAATTGGAAGAAGTTGTTGCTGATGAAACAAAATTCTTCGCATTCAATATTCGTAATTGATCAGTTATAATTGCAGACATTTTGTGGTTTTTTATCTATTTATGTGGTAGAATACCCAATATATTTAAGTGAATTTGATCTAATAACAATCGGAGAGGAAGAAATCCCACTATATCCATTTACATTTGCAGTAAATGATTGCGGATTTTTTCTTGTTAAGTTTGATAATATTCCCCAAGAATAATTTCCAAAAAACTCACTGTATCCAGTTCCAGTCAATCCATTATAACTCCTAACACTTACAACAACCCTGGAGACATTTGTAATCCCAACACCGGGAACTGATGTCTGCGCTACAGAAACTTTAACAGCACTATAAATTCCGTCCAAGAAAGTAGAACCAACACCAACTATTGATCCAGAAGAATTTAATGAAGTAACTCCATTTCCTATATTTGAGTTGCTTACAACAAAAAGATAATTTGTCTGTATTCCACTTATACCAGTAGTAGCAACTCCCACATTTATTGAAGTATTTCTGAGAGCAGATGATGTTGGAACAAATAGATCAAATACAATGCCTGTCGAAGCTACTCCAACAAGAGATGTTGTAGCAATACCGACTATTATTCCAAAGTCACCATTATATGTAACATTGTTAATGTCTTCATATGTTGCAAATGGTGGTTCTATCATTACTACTGGTGGATTTGATGTTGTATATCCAATTCCAGAATCTACAACAGTTATTGATGAAACTGTTCCACCCACGGATATTGTAGAAGATACTAACGCTGTAGATCCAATACCAATTGTTACACCGGAACCCACTGGATTCTGTATAATCACTGAAGGATTCGTTGAATATCCAACCCCCCCATCAGAAATTACTATTGAAGTTATGGACCCAGCTGCAGAAACTATTGCAGTGGCAATAGCAACGGATGTTGATGTTTGTGATAATATTCTTACGGATTTTTGTGGAATATTGTCTACATTATTTTGAATGTATTCTTTTCCACTGTCAAAGAAAGTTTTTACACTTTCAACAAAAATAGTTGTTGAAGATGTACTAACATTTTCTATAATATTAGTCGTTGGGAAAATTAGTGGTTCATATATGTTTCTATCTTTAGATACATATTTTCCATCAACAAATCTATCTTCAGTTTGTTTGCATAATGTAATTGGTCTGACTACAGTTGAATCTGACGAAATACCAACACCAAAATAAGAATTTGTTACAATTAAATCACTATTAGTAATTTGCTCCGTTAATCTATCACTTTGATCTAGAATTAAATCTGTGGAATTTATATTAACTAAATCGCCAATTTCAACAGGTTCAAGGATATCTACATTTTGAGTATCAACACTTCCCGTTCCTTTATAGAATAGAATTCTTAATTTATCTCCTTCTTTTAGAGATTCACTGATTTCAATAACACTTCCACCATTAAAAATATATCCTTCTCCGGGAACTTGTAATATGTCATTTATAAACACTAATAATGTTGCCTGAACGTCTATACTTGAACCCTTCCTTGCTCTAATAGAAATTTGTTGTCCATTTAGTTTAATTGGGAATAATTTGCGATTTCCATCTATTAGATCATCAACAGAATCTAAAACCTGAAGATCTCCAACAGACCATCCATAGAATATATCATTATAAATTTGATCCACTGTTAAATTAAATTCTTTGAATGGTAAAGAAGTGTTTGTAGGAATTCCAGTAGATCCTCCAATATTTACTGTTAAGATATCTCCAATCTCATAACCAAATCCATAGTTTGAAATTTCAAAATTAATAACACTAGATCCTTGTCCCACAATAATGTTAACTTTTGCTCCAGTACCAATTCCGGAAGATGATGAATTATAAACTAATGGAATATTATAATAAGGTAAAGGAGAATCGAATATAACAATAGGTGGATTTGTTGACGTATATCCTATTCCGGGATTTGTAATAGCAACACTTACAATATTACCATTATTTACTGTAGCGGTTCCTATTTTAGTAATATTAACTATTCCTGTGCTAGAAGTCGCCACACTAACATTTACTGCAGTTTGAATTCCAGATCTATAACCAGATCCACTGTTTCCGATACTTATTGACTGAATAGTACCAGCCAAAGACACAATAGCAGTTCCACCTGCCGCTACAAGAGGTTGATAACCAAATCCCTCAGTAGAGGCTACAGAGAGTATGATTCCACCTCTAGGTAAATTAGTTTTATTAATATCAGAAGAATAATTTGTCAAAGTACTTGGTTCAAAGGTAATACTTGTAATACCAGAAAACTCTTTTAGTTCATATTGATTTTCTTCGATAGAACCTGTATTTTTATTTGGAAATTGGAAAACGTTATTAACCAAAACAATTGCATTTGAAGTAACAATCCCACTTATATTAGAACTGTTAGATGTCAGAGTAAATTCTGTAGTAAATCCAGTGAAATTTGAAGATATACTATCAAAAATATAGTTATTTTTATAAGTTTCTTCTGAAGAATTTTCGACCCCAGATCTTATAAAAACTCTTCCATTAAACTTTGAACTAGTTTCTAATTTATAATAATCTTCTTCATCTCCCCTATTATTTTCATTTAAAAATGGTACTTTTCCGAATGGAGGTTCTGAAAAGTGCAGTGTATTGTTAACAATATTGTATTGACCAGAAATTTTTGTAACGATATCGGATGAATTATGACTTTGGGGTGAAGTTCCTAGAAGCGGTCTTTGAACCAAAATCGAATTCGTACTTCCAAAACCAACAGATCTTATCTTCATAATTTCATCATTAATTTTAATAAAATCTCCGCCATAAAATTCGCTTGGATCTGATATGTCTATTACATTTGTAGTTTTAGAAACTGATGTTGCTAATATTGAAGTAATAGATGTAGAAACAATAGGAGATTGAACTATATTGTCTATGGAAATTAAACATTTTGAATTTTGTTTCTTTGAGGTAAAGGTATGAGACCCTATTCCAACTGAAGTTATATTCAGAACATTTGGCACTGTTTTGAGAGCTTCTGATGCTGAAGCAGAAACTCTTACTTTTGAGTCATTCACCTTTACAATATAAAGAGTGTTGGGTAATCTATCAGTATTTCCTATTCCACTAATGGTAGTTGTAGCGATTCCAATAGCATTTGCAGTCGATACATTTGAATTTGGGTAAGAATATTGAACTTCTTCACCTGTTACAAAATAATGATATGGAATTTGTATTGTATTATCTTCAACATTAACAACTCCACTAGATATTCCACTAAAAGTTTTTTGGAAAATTGGATTTTTCTTATAAGTTAAATCAAACGATTTTCTTATATCAATATCTGTTCCAGTATATTCGGATGTTGTGTATTGTACGGAAAAACCATTTCCAAAATCAAGTTCTGTTGGATATGTTTCATCCAATTCTGAAATTGAAAATTCACAAACTCTAACTTCAACATCAATGTTTGGAATTGGTGTAAATAATAATCTGCAATTCGACCCAGAAATATCTGAAGTAAATTCTCCTAAAGAATTGTTTGTTTGGACTACACCAAATTCGGAAATTCCTGAAGTGGCGTCATTTCTGACAATTATAATTTCGCAAGTTTGATACTCATTATTTGTTAAATCTTCGATAGAAACTATGTAATAAGCTCCATTGGATGCAGAGTCGAAACTTGAAATTACGTTTGCTGAAGGAGTTACTGATGAAGATATTTGTTTAAATCTGGAGTTAATATATCCATTAGAATATTGTTCTGTGGAAATTCCAGTAGAAGTAGTATTAGCTATAGAAACAACAAAGGCATTTACATTAATATTAGATCCATAACCAGATATTGGATTTATTTCAACATTTAAATCGCCCCCAACAATATTAAAATTAAAAGTAGATATTCCACTTGTTGAATACGAGTTGAGTGAATTTGTATTCAACATTCCATATTCGAGTGAACTTACATTTGTCCCATCATTCAAAAGAGTAAATTCATTTATTTCATAGTAATTTCCATCTGTAGAACCAATTTGAACCAAAACTTTAGATGATCTATAGGTAGAAGAAATACTTACTATCGAAGTAGTATTTGCTGTACTGACATTAACATAATTTGAAGATATATTTACAATATTGCCAATATTTGTGCTTCCTACTCCAGCAGCAACATTTGGAAAACCGATAGAAAATAGATTGACACTATAAATTTGCTCAGAAAAATTAATTGGGAAAAATCTTAGTTGACCAAATCCAGAACTGATTGAAAAATCAAAAGTTCCCAATGAATATTCCGAATTAGTAAATCCATATTGATTTAAATAACCAAAATTATCATCGTGTAGGAGTGATATTAATCCAACCTCAACCGGATCCAAATATACCTTATCTCTGATACTAAAGAAATACTTTTTATATCTGTTAGAAAGAAAAGGATCTTCGGAAATATCAAAAGAATCCACAATACTAAACTTACTTGTCCTCGGACTACTACTAAAAGAATCTGACACATCATCAATAATTAATACTCTATTGCCAACAGATTCTATGTAATCCTGAAGTATTTTTGAGTTAAATGTTATCTCATTAGAACCTATTTCTGAATTAAAGGAAATATTATTCTCCCTTACTAAGTCAAAATCATAGTAACAATGAACGCTTGCAGCACTATGGATGTCTGATATTCCTGATATGTCACTGCTATTTTGATCCTTGGACATTCCAGAATATTTTGAATCCGAATCAACTATTAAATCACTAAATTTTTTAAATCCAGAAGTGTGAGTTAATTTACTTACATTTTCATTCCATTTTTCATATTCAACTTTTGATTGAACAGAATATGAAAAATATTGATAATAATCACTATCGTGTATTCTTTGAGTGTTATAATTTAAGAATCCAGTTTCTTTAGACCATCCTTTATTGACAACTGTAGATGAAGATACATTATAATTAAGATCAAATTCACTTATCTTTTTAATTTTTCCTATTGTATTTGAGGATGATCCTTTTACTATATTTCCCACATAAAAATCATCAACAGTTGAGACCTTAATAATATCTCTATCAGTATCGTGGTTTTCAATTATTCCTGCAGAACCATTTGATGTAATAGTTTCATTTTTAAAGAATTGTTTTTTCTTAGTTTTAACCTCAAAGATTGGTAAATTATTTGTATTGATAATTTTACCTGAAGAATTTAACAAATCATAGGATCCTAAAATATCAGAATCGCTCAAATAATTATTCATACTATAGGTTATAGTTCCATTAGAACCTCCAATATTTGGATCTCTACTTATAATTTCAAATGAACTATATTCATATTCTGAAGAATTATATCCCTTTAATGTGGATCCTATACCAACGCTTACATTTTCAATAACTACACTATCCCCTACAGCAAATGGGAAGTCACTTATACTACTATAAGATTTTGCTAATCCAACAGTTACCGTCTTATTGGAAGAATTATAAGAAATTGAACTTATTCCAACTCCATTACTGTTGTTTATTGGTATAATTAAAGGAATATAATTTCCAGTGATATTATTTGTATTTTTAAGAATAGTTACACTATGATTTTGAATATTATAATTCAGAACAACATCATTAATTATTTTTTTAGTATAAGTATCAAATAGAACTAAATCTGGTTTTACTGAATATTGTTTACCGACCGAAAGAACAGAAATACTTTCTATAGTAGAATATGATTCTATTTCAAACAAAGATGAGAACTTTGCGGTCGGTCTAATTGAAAAATCTGAAGAGTAGTCAAATCCAATGTCTAGTATTTCTATATTTTTTTGCTCTACTCTTCCTATCCCAAATCCTTCAGCGTATAATATTGCGCTAGAATTAGATATATCCGAAGAAGAAACAACTTTTGGTAAAGACTTTAAATTTGTGTTTGTAGAATAAATCGTAACATTACTTATTTGTCCAGTTGCGGAGGAAGAATTTGTAGAATATTTTATAGATGAAGATTCTGATGAATACGAAGATGTTTCTGGATTTTTTTCTAAATCAAATGTAAAGGTAGTGCTTCCAACCCCAACAATTTTATGTCTTCCATTATATGAACTTTCAGTTATCTGAATTTTATTTGAGTTTGTTATTTCCGTATCAATAATCACTTCAAGATTTTCATTAGAATTAATTTTTGTATTAATTGGATTTAGTTTATAATATAAAATGTTCGGGGAATTGGTGGAATTTAGAGTTACCCTTGCCTGACTGTCAATTCCAACCAATCCAGATCTAGTAACATCAAATTTTTTGGTTAATCCGGAACTTTCATACTTGTTAGTAAATGTTGAATCTGTATAAAAATCTAGACTAAATGCGGGATAATCTTTTGAATTATTTGTAAATGATAATGATGAGTCCGATAAGTCAAAAATTACTTGAGAATTTTTGACTATATCAATTTGTGGATTAATTTTTGAAATAGTTCCGGATGAAGTTGACGTAAAGATAACGTAATTTGGTTCTGCCTTTATAGCATTATAAAAAGTATCGGATAACCTTATTTTATTCTGATCTATTACTATTACAAAATAAATTTTATCATTTATCAACCCACCCACTGGAGATCCAGTGCAAGTGTGAATAACTTTCTGTCCTGTTTTAAAATTATGTTTATTGATTGTTATAATATTTTTTATTAGATCTACATTCGATGATACAAAAGTTTTTGGATCGACCAAAACTCTTCTATGTTTTTTATTATATGTAAATTTAATTGATGTACTGACCCCAGATAAAACTGATACATTAACATAATCATTTCTAATTAATTCATGAGGTTCCTTTGTTTGTATTGTTGCCACATTTTTTGATAAATCGGCAACAAAAATATTATTATAGTTAGTAGTAAAACTATGAGTGTTACCTGTTCCAACAGAAGTGAGGTATAAGATAGAAGACGAAATTGATCCAACACCAACAAACGTTCCGGTTGATCCCAATCCAACTTTTATTGTAGATATGCCAATTAAATCGCTAGAGATTTTTGCAACATAAAGAATTGAATTTTCTCCAAGTTGGAAATTGGAAATTCCATTTGTCGAAACAGAAACTCTTGTGCCACCATTTGAAGAATAAATTAAGGAATCGCCAGTATTTAAATTATGATTTGGTAAATATATTGTTCTTGTAGGAATATCCTTAGAAATCCATTTATTTACATATGAAATAACACCAGTTCCAGACAGTGCTGAACTATTAAAATTAATTCCTATAGCACTTGATCCTATAGAAACTATTTTTTTCTTAGATACATTAAATGAAGTATTGGTAGAATCTACTAAATCAACATATCCACCACTAGTATACTCTTGAAGATCTTTAATATCAGAAAAATATAAAAATGTAGTAGTGCCAGTTCCTATAGATACTGGATGTTTAAAATTATTTGTACTTAAGAATAAAGTTGAATTAATTCCAACTCCGGAAGTTGTCCCCAGTCCAACAGATAAAATAGGATCAAAGTATAATTGTCTGTTGTAATTAAAATCATATGAAGTTGTAATACCAAAATTAATTTCAAACTTTCTTGGATTCTCCGTTATAGCAGTTCCTACAGAAATAGAAGAAACCCCAATGGTTCCATATTGATTTCTCAATATTCTTAATCTAGACTTTTGTGGATCTATATTTAATATTTTAATCTGTTCATTTCCAAGAAAATATATGTCATTTTCTCTAATTTTTGATTCATCTAAGGATCCTGTGACATCTAAATAGGTAACTATTCCGGTTACTGATGAGGACTCAATACCAGATCTTAAGGTTAATGTGTAATTTTTTACATCTATATTGCCAGTTATATTATAATCATATGTTGAGGTAATAACTACAAGATCATTAGTAAGTAAGTTGTGAGGTACAGATGAAAAACCAACATACTTATCATTATTTCGAACAAATTCAATATTAGAAATTGTAGTAGTAGCCACACTAATATTGTTAACATATTTTCCTTCTATTTCGGAAACAAAAGCTTTTGTTTTCTGATCTGACAGTGTAATACCTTGATTAACTCTGTAAGAATTTCCTCCCGTTACAATTCCAATAAAATCAACTTTACCCTCAGATACTGACTTTATTCTTGATACTTGGTTTTTAATTTTATTTGGATCAATAATTTGGTCGTATTGAGTATATTTGTCTAATATCCCATATGGTTTTGTATTTCTTAATAGGGATGATTCATTTAAATTGAATTTATTTAAATTTGAAGTGGATAAGAAATTAAATTCAATAGGAGAGGATTTATAAGTATTTCCTATTACATAAGGAAATTGTGGTTTTTTATAATTGAGAAATGGCTCACTATTTTGTGGAAGACCTGTATCAATGGTACAGAAGTACGCATATACCCCATTTGGAAATTCTGGAGTAACACAAAATCTTCCATTATGTTCATCTAGATCTCCATTATTAGTAAATGAATAATCCTCAACAAAAGAACCAAAAGGATAATTTGGTCGATTTACTGCGGCATTACCTATAAGTTCATAACCAGAAACCATTTGTTTGATTGAACCGCCGGTTATAGAAGTATAACCATAAGGTCCATAAATTGGATTTCCATCATATGCCCATCCAATTATTGGAGAATGGGTTAGTGAAATAGATTCTGATCCATTGATTAACTCTAAATCGGGATTATAAACTACTTTTCCATTAAGACTTCTTTGCCCTAGAACAGAAGACCTTAATTTTCTAGGTGCATATAAATGAGTATACTCTAAACCATTTTTATCATTTTTTCCTTCATAAAGGACTCCATCATCTGGAGGAATTTGATTATTTCTAAAAAGTCTTTCAAAAAGATTAAATCTCCAGGTTGCAATCTTAGTTTCAAATTTAGACTCAGATCCTGATGGAACTATATTAATTATTGTATTTTCTTTATATCCACCTCCACCATAAATAACTTTTATTTTTTTCAATACATTATTTTCTATAATAGGAGTAAGAACGGCACCAGACCCATTTCCTACAATATTAATTTTTGGAGTAGAATAATACTGAGTTCCACTATTAATTATTACAACTTCTACTATTTTTCCATTTTGTATTATTGGTTTTGCCTGAGCGTTTTTACCACTCAATAATGTTACATTTGGTTGTCTGTTATAATTAATAATCTCAGATCCATACAAAAATCCCTTATTTTCCAAATGAACCGATGTAACTTTCCCTGTAAATATTGGCCTTAAATTTACTTGATTTGAATAAGTGGTTCCTATTCCAGTTTTTCCAATAACTGTTATTGTTATTGGTTCATAATTAAAAGAGTGAGTTCCTAGTCCAATTGATGTAAAATTAATGTAATTTCCTGTTTTATAGAAAAAGTCTTTTTCAGTATTTCCAAGACCAACGTTAGATAGTTTAAATTTATTCTCACTAACAAAACTTACATAATAAGAAGAACCTGAGGTAAGTCCACCTATATCCGTATCAGTTGAATTATAAGTTATTATCTCCCCTTCACGATAACCATGATTTTTTATAGTAATTGTTCCCGAAAAAGTATCAATTCCTACAGAAGATACTGTTCTTTTTTTAGTTTCATATCCAAATCCAGAATTGATTACTTGTACTGAACCTATTTGCTTTTTCTTTGCAACAGATTTAAATGATTGTCTTCCTGTACCAATTCCTGTTAAATTGACAGTATTAATTCCTGCAGAAGAGTCTTCTAAATTTTTATATAATTTAATTGTAAGAGGATCAATTACTGAAGCATAATATTGAGAATTTGTACTTAACCCTGTTATTTTAGTTTGTCCTTGTGGATCATAAAGAACTACTTCATTATTTCTAAACTTGTGATAAGTAGTAAATCCTATTGTGTCGTTGGTAGTATTGATTCCAATATTTGCATTAAAAAATGCTGAATAATCTACAGATGTTAGATTTAAAGATACTTCAGCTCCCTTTCCATTTCCCCCAGAAATAATAGCAGTCGGAGTTTCTACATAATCGAATCCAGGATCAACAATATCAACCCTATCCAAAAATCCAACAATTGACACATAACCGTTTGCTCCAGAACCATTATCATCTTCTATGCTCAGTACAGGTGGATTGATAATATCATATCCATTTCCACCTGCAGTTGGGAAAATTTCTTCTATTTCTCCATAATACAGAATATCTTTGGATTTATAGTTTAATAACTCAACTCCATTGACAAATACTCCTGTTGTTCCTGGAGAAGTTTCTATTTTAGAATTTTTTGGGGGAATTCCAGGTGTTGATATTTCTCTAAAAATATTTTGTGGTAGCAGCTTTTTAGTCTCAAGTTCTGTAGTTGTAAATGATTCTAATATAAACTTATTATTTGTAACATCTCCGGTTACCTTAATAAAATTTTGAGTGTATATATTTTCTCTACTTCTAGCAATTTTAATAGTATTCCCATCTACAACATAAACAAAATAGATTCCTTTTTTGATATCTAATTTGTTATTTCCTTCTCCAGG